GTTACACTACTAGAGAATGTAGCAGCACCACCTGTAATTAATAATGAATTTGTAAAACTTAATGTTGCAGTTGAAGTAGCATTAGATGAAACTTCTAATTTAGCATAACCACCAGCAGTATTAGTAGCATTAAAAAATGTTCCACCTGCATTATTTGAAGTTACACTACTACTAAATGTAGCTGCTCCTGTAGAGGCTATGGTGAGTCTTTTTGTAGCATTAGTATATACATTGAATGCATACGCACCACTAACATATAAACTACCTGCGTAAGCATTACCACCTCCATAAAAACTACCTGTACTATTATCTTGTCCTATATAAAATGAACCACCCCCATTTTTAAACTCTAAGCCATTAAATTGAGTTGAAGTTGTTGAAGTAACATCCATTAATGCAGCAGGTGCAGATACTGATAATAATTGTGTTGGACTTGTAGTTCCTATTCCTACATTGCCTCCTTGAGTTATTATTAATCCTGTATTAGCAGTAGTATTATCACTATATGATTGCAGTTGTAAATATCCACCAACTTGCTGTGTAGGAATTCCATAAGCACTAATTTTTGCTAAGGAACCTTGATATCCTTTAAAATATATACTATTGCCATCTGCCCCTGCTGCTGTGTTTAGGTTTTCTAATATTAATTGATTTTGAATTCCTGCTGTATTTATTGAAGATGTAATACTTGAACTAAATGTAGCTGCACCTGTTTCATTTATAAATAATCTTCTTGCTTGTGAACCTGTATTACCTGTTCTTACTTCAAAATTAAAACCTGAAATAGTTGGACCTAAATATGGTTGATTCCAAAAGAAAGCCGCAGCAGCACTATTTGGGTCGGTATTACCATCCACTCTTAACACCCCACTAAATCTTCCTGTACCATTAACATCAAGTGTGTAGCCTGCATCAGTTGTTGTTCCTACAAGTAAATTACCACCACTTGTTAAGGTCATTGCTTGGGTGAAAGATATAGCTGCACCTGCTGTGCCTGAAGGGGCATTAAACCATTGAAATTCGTTACCTGCTAATCTAAATCTACCTGCTGCATCAGTTGTTTTGTATGCCCAATTTGAACCATTAAAATAAGCGTTAGCGTTTAGTTGAACATCAGAACCACTGCCATAAGAGGCTAAATTCCCTGTTGTTCCAATATCAAATGCTTTAAACCCACTCCATGCACTAGGTGTAACTCCTAATCCTAAATTGCCTGAAGATGTAACTATTAATTTTGTTGAACCACCTGCAACTATGTTAGCATCGTTATTATTTGAACCAAAAGCAACTTGATAATCACTTGATGAACCTGCATTTGCTGAATATAAATAACTTGTGTTTGAGCCACTTGAAGATTTTATTAATATAGGAACATTACTTGTAGAATTAAATGTAGCACTTGTTCCACTCAATGCTCTTGAAACTAAAGTAACAGTTGTTCCATCATCAGTAATTGCACTATCCCCTATTGTACTTGCAGTTATAAATTTAACAACAGTATTAGGAGTTCCAGATACAGCTACAGATGTTCCGTTAGTTCCTGCTGTACCACTTGAGCCTGAACTTCCACTCGTGCCTGCTGTACCGCTACTTCCACTCGTTGCACTCGTTCCTGAGCTTCCACTACTGCCTGAAGAGCCTGAACTACCAGATGTAGCACTAGTGCCGCTTGAGCCACTAGAACCAGAGCTTCCACTAGAACCACTGCTTCCAGATGTACCTGAACTACCTGAAGTTCCATTAGCACCAGAAGTACCTGATGATCCACTAGCACCAGCAGTTCCAGAAGAACCTGATGATGCAGATGTACCACTAGATCCATTAGCTCCAGATGTGCCAGAAGAACCACTAGTACCATTAGCACCTGAAGTACCATTTGTACCTGATGTTCCAGAAGAGCCATTGGTTCCATTCGTACCACTTGTACCAGAAGAGCCACTAGAACCAGATGTTCCAGAAGTTCCATTTACACCAGAAGTTCCATTCACGCCAGATGTACCATTTACGCCAGATGTTCCAGAAGATCCATTAGTACCTGAAGTACCATTCGCTCCTGATGTAGCAGATGATCCACTAGTACCTGAGGTGCCATTAACACCAGACGTACCAGATGAACCATTAGTTCCATTAGTACCACTAGTTCCTGATGAGCCATTGGTACCTGTAGTACCACTTGATCCACTTGTACCATTAGCACCAGATGTTGCTGATGAGCCACTTGTACCATTTGTGCCTGATGTAGCTGAAGTTCCAGATGAGCCATTTGTACCATTGGTACCAGATGTTCCACTTGATCCAGCTGTTCCTGATGTTGCACTAGATCCACTAGTACCTGTAGTGCCACTAGATCCTGATGAAGCAGAAGTACCAGATGAACCATTTGCTCCTGAAGTTGCAGAAGACCCTGATGTTCCAGCAGTACCACTTACACCAGATGTGCCATTGATACCAGATGTACCATTAACTCCTGATGTACCATTTACTCCTGATGTTGCTGAGCTTCCACTTGAACCAGAGGTTGCAGAAGTTCCTGATGAACCTGATACACCACTAGTTCCTGAGATTCCTGAAGTACCATTAGTTCCTGCAGTTCCACTAGAACCATTAGTTCCACTAGTTGCAGAAGATCCACTTGTACCTGCAGTGGCACTACTACCTGATGTACCTGCTGTTCCATTAGTACCTGCTGTAGCTGATGTACCAGACGATCCACTAGTTCCAGATGAACCAGATGTTCCAGCTGTACCATTTGTACCACTTGTTCCAGAAGTACCACTTGATCCAGCATTACCTGCTCTAGCAAATGATAAGGTGCTTGATGTTGCTGCTGGCAATGTACCATTTACAACAACGTTTGAAACAACCACTGTATAATAAGTGGTATTGTTTGTTGACGAAGTTATTGTAAAATCTGCATAGTTGTTAGAAGAATAGTTTTGACTTAATCTAATACTACCTTTAACACCATTTGTACTTGCTCCTAAAGCAGCTAACCATGTTCCCACTGATGCAGATTGTGCATCTGTAACACTGATATATAATTGAGTTGTCGCAGCTAATGTAGCACCATTCAAGTTAATTTTACCTGCTGTTGGATCACCTGCTGCTGCACTATAACTACCTATTGTGTATAACAATGTGTCTCCACCAAAGTTTCCTGATGCTCCAGAAGTTGCTGATGAACCTGAAGTACCTGCGGTTGCTGAAGTTCCTGATGAACCATTCGTACCATTAGTTCCACTGGTTCCACTTGAACCATTAGTTCCACTTGTACCAGTTGTTCCACTTGTACCAGTTGTTCCACTAGAACCACTAGATGCACTGGTTCCACTTGTACCATTTGTACCTGAAGTACCTGATGTTCCACTTGAACCTGCGTTACCTGCTCTTGCAAAAGAGATTGTAGTTGAAGTTGTAGAAGGTAAAGTTCCATTCACTACAACATTTGATACCACTACTGTATAATAAGTAGTATTGTTTGTTGACGAAGTGATTTGGTAGTCAGCATAGTTATTAGAAGAATAGTTTTGGCTAATTCTAATACTACCCTTGATACCATTTGTACTTGTACCTAATGCAGCTAACCAACTTCCTACTGACGCTGATTGAGCATCCGTTACACTAATGTATAATTGAGTAGTTAAGGCTAAAGTTGCTGCATTCAAATTGATTTTTCCTGCGGTTGGGTCACCTGCTGCTGAGCTATAGTTTCCTATTGTATATAATAAAGTATCCCCACCAAAGTTTCCTGATGCTCCAGCTGTAGCAGAACTACCTGATGTACCTGCAGTTGCTGAAGAGCCACTAGTACCATTAGTTCCAGAGGTACCTGTTGTACCTGATGAACCACTAGATCCTGATGATCCAGAAGTACCTGCAGTTGCAGAAGACCCTGATGTACCATTTGTTCCTGATGTTCCACTAGAACCATTAGTACCATTTGTACCACTAGTACCTGAAGAACCATTTGTACCATTGGTTCCTGAAGTTCCAGAAGAACCATTTGTTCCTGTAGTACCTGATGAACCATTGGTTCCATTAGTTCCACTTGTTCCTGACGAACCATTTGTACCATTAGTTCCACTAGTTCCACTAGATCCATTAGTACCTGTAGTACCACTTGATCCTGATGAAGCTGAGGTACCAGCTGAACCTGATGTACCTGCTGTTCCATTTGTACCAGAAGTACCAGTAGTTCCTGACGAGCCACTTGTCCCTGATGAACCAGAAGACGCTGATGTACCTGATGAACCTGCAGTACCATTAGTTCCTGAAGTTCCACTAGATCCATTGGTTCCTGTTGTACCACTAGATCCATTGGTACCATTCGTACCAGATGTTCCTGTAGTTCCAGAAGATCCATTTGTACCATTAGTTCCAGAAGTTCCTGATGAACCATTAGTACCATTGGTACCTGCTGTTCCAGAAGAACCTGAACTTGCTGAAGAGCCACTAGACCCTGAAGTACCAGTTGTACCAGAGGAGCCAGATGTTGCTGATGTACCACTAGAACCATTTGTACCATTAGTACCACTTGTTCCATTGGTTCCACTTGTACCAGAACTTCCTGATGTACCTGATGAACCACTTGATCCAGATGTACCAGCTGTACCAGATGAACCTGAGCTACCATGTGTTCCATTTGTACCACTAGTTGCACTTGTTCCAGCTGTTCCACTTGATCCACTTGTTCCTGAGGAACCAGATGAACCAGAAGAACCACTTGTTCCATTAGTTCCTGATGTTCCATTAGTACCACTTGTACCAGTTGTTCCAGATGAACCACTAGAGCCAGAAGTTCCAGCTGTAGCTGATGAACCACTAGTTCCTGCTGTGCCATTGGTTCCTGAACTACCAGAGCTACCAGATGTACCATTAGATCCATCTGTTCCTGACGTACCACTTGAGCCATTAGTTCCACTTGATCCATCAGTTCCATTGGTACCACTTGTTGCTGAGGTGCCATTACTACCATTAGTTCCTGAAGTTGCACTAGTACCACTAGTTGCACTTGTGCCACTACTACCATTTGTTCCAGAAGAACCATTTGTACCTGATGTACCACTTGTCCCACTAGATCCATCAGTACCTGAACTTCCATCTGTACCAGAACTTCCAGAAGATCCACTTGTACCACTAGAACCATCAGTTCCTGTTGTACCACTAGAACCACTTGATGCAGAAGTTCCACTTGTTCCTGAAGAGCCATCTGTTCCACTTGAACCACTAGAGCCACTAGTTCCACTAGATCCACTAGTTCCACTAGATCCACTAGTACCTGATGTAGCACTAGTACCTGCAGTTCCTGATGAACCACTAGATCCAGCAGTTCCACTAGTTCCTGATGTTCCTTCAACACCAGGCATACCACTTAAGGCAACATCCCAAGTTGAATAATCTCCACTCCCCTTAAAAGTTAAGGGGGTGAAGACTAACAAACCTGTATTAAAGTCATATGTCACCACTTTACCAATAATGTAATTATCAGCATCATGACTTAGCTGAATAAAATCAAAGGGTTCAAAAGCTAAGTCTTTATTAACAGTAATGGTTATATTAGAGTATGACATATTTGTTTTTAATTTTTATTATTTTAAATACCAGATAAAGGCAATACAATTGAATTTCCACTTGTTCCAACAAACATAGGTGTAAATCCACTTGTTGCACTTGTACCTGTAGTTCCTGCAGTACCAGATGTACCTGTTGTTCCAGCTGTTCCAGCTGTTCCAGACTCACCTGATGTTCCTGAAGAACCACTTGTACCAGATGTTCCTGTAGTACCAGAGCTTCCACTTGTACCAGAAGTTCCAGAGCTTCCATCAGTACCAGAGGTGCCTGAACTTCCATCAGTACCTGATGTACCAGAAGACCCACTAGTTCCACTTGTACCTGCAGTTCCACTTGTTCCAGAGCTTCCATCAGTTCCAGATGTTCCACTAGATCCATCAGTTCCAGATGTTCCTGTAGTACCACTTGATCCTGAACTTGCACTAGTACCACTAGAACCTGAAGTTCCTGATGTTCCAGTTGTTCCAGAAGTACCTGTTGTACCACTAGTTCCTGAAGACCCATCAGTACCACTTGATCCATCAGTACCACTAGAACCACTTGTTCCTGAGCTACCATCTGTACCACTGCTACCATTTGATCCATCTGTTCCACTAGTTCCACTTGAACCATTTGAACCATCTGTACCTGAACTACCATCAGTGCCACTTGTACCACTGCTGCCATCTGTACCACTTGTTCCTGTTGTTCCACTAGAACCACTAGTTCCAGAGCTTCCACTACTTGCACTTGTACCACTTGATCCTGAAGTACCTGTAGTTCCACTTGTTCCTGTAGTTCCACTTGTGCCTGTGCTTCCACTTGTACCTGCTGTTCCAGAAGTTCCAGAAGTTCCACTTGAGCCATCAGTACCTGAAGTACCTGAAGAGCCATCTGTACCAGATGTTCCACTTGAACCATCTGTACCTGTTGTTCCTGAACTACCTGAAGTAGCAGAAGTTCCACTAGAACCATCTGTACCACTAGAACCAGAAGTAGCACTTGTACCACTTGTACCAGATGTACCATTTGAACCATCAGTACCACTTGTGCCAGAAGAACCATCAGAACCTGATGAACCACTAGTTCCAGCTGTACCACTTGTTCCACTAGAACCACTTGTACCTGAAGAACCATCACCACCAGCTGCACCTTCAAGGTTTACTAACCAAGAAGTGTAAGCATTATTACCAACAATGTTTGTAACGCTTAAAACCATTGCACCAGTTCCACTATCATATGAAACAACTAAACCTTCAAAATATTCTGTTATGCTATTAGATACAACTGCATTTTGTGCTATTGTGTAAGCAAGACCAGTTCCTATTGTTATTGATACTAAATCTCCTACAAGTATATTTCCTAAATCAACAAGTGTAGAAGATGTCGTAGCATATCTATCTCCAGAAAGACCTGAAGAACCTGCAGTTCCACTAGATCCATCAGTTCCACTTGACCCATCTGTACCACTTGACCCACTTGTTCCACTTGAACCATCTGTTCCACTAGTACCTGATGAACCATCAGTTCCAGTAGTTCCACTTGTTCCAGAAGAACCATCTGTTGCACTTGTACCTGCTGTACCACTTGTACCTGATGTACCTACAGTACCACTAGATCCTGAAGTACCAGCTGTGCCATTTGTTCCACTAGTTCCACTGGAACCATCAGTTCCACTAGTTCCACTAGAGCCATCTGTGCCACTTGTACCTGAAGATCCATCTGTACCGCTTGTACCAGAGGAGCCATCTGTACCACTTGTGCCAGAACTTCCATCAGTTCCACTAGATCCATCTGTTCCAGAAGATCCATCTGTGCCACTAGAACCTGAGCTACCATCAGTACCTGAAGTTCCACTTGACCCACTTGTTGCACTTGTTCCACTAGATCCATTAGTACCACTTGTTCCACTTGAACCTGATGTACCAGCTGTACCCACTGTACCTGAAGAACCAGAAGTTCCACTTGACCCATCAGTTCCACTAGATCCAGAAGATCCATCAGTTCCTGAGCTACCATTTGTTCCAGAGGAGCCATCAGTACCAGAAGAACCATCTGTACCAGAAGATCCATCAGTTCCATTAGTTCCTGATGTACCACTAGAGCCATCAGTACCACTTGAACCAGATGATCCATCTGTGCCACTCGTACCACTAGACCCATCAGTTCCACTTGTTCCAGATGATCCAGAAGAACCATCAGTTCCACTTGAACCATCAGTGCCTGAAGTACCACTAGAACCATCAGTAGCTGATGTTCCAGAAGAGCCAGAAGTACCACTTGTACCTACAGTACCAGATGTACCACTTGTTCCTGTTGTACCAGAACTACCATCAGTACCAGTTGTTCCTGAAGTACCATTAGTTCCAGACGTACCACTAGAACCACTAGTTCCAGCTGTGCCACTTGAGCCATCAGTTCCACTAGAGCCATTAGTACCAGCAGAACCTGATGTACCAGCAGAACCAGACGTTCCACTTGTGCCATCAGCACCTGGAGATCCTGAAACTACTATTGTCCATGATGTAAAATCTCCTGTACCAACAAATTTTACAGGAGTGAATGTTAATGCCCCAGTTATAGGGTCATATGTTACTACCTGTCCAAAGATATAATTGTTGATATCATGTATAACTTGGATGAATTCTCCAGTTATAAACGATAACTCTGGCTGGGTGGTAATCGAGATGTTTTGATACGACATAATTAAATTATTTTTTTATTTTTATTAAGGTTAAACTGTTAAAATTGACAAGCACTTATACAACTCTCATAACCAGTCTCAGCAGATAAGTCTATGTCATACGCTTGTTCTGATACTATAGAATCAATTCTCCAAACATAAGAGTTTATTCCTATTTTATAGAACCAACCTACCTTTAAAGGTACAGAAGAAAAAGCAATTGCTGTATTAATATTTGATGAACAATTACCATCTATACAATCAGATTGTGTTACATAGTAATAGTATGAAGCTAGTAAAGGTAATATTATATCAGAACCACTTGTACCAAAATTTAATGGTGCAGAAGTACCACTTGAACCATCTGTTCCTGTAGTGCCAGCTGTACCACTTGTACCATCTATTCCTGAGGTGCCACTTGTTCCACTTTCACCTGATGTTCCTGATGTTCCTGAAGTTCCAGTTTCACCAGATGTACCAGACTCACCACTTGTACCAGAAGTACCAGATGTACCATCTGTACCTTTTGTTCCTACAAGACAAAGAGTAACTCCTGCCTGTGTTTTATAACCAGGATTTTGAGAATATGTAATAACTGCAACTAAACTACCTGTTGTAGCATCATAAGAAGTTATTAACATATATTGTATAATATCATCAGGTGCATATACACTTAATGTTTGCCCAGCACCCCATGACATACCTGCGTATGAAAGTCCATTATAAGTTGTACCTACTGCTTGAAAATAATAATCTCCTGCTAAAAATGGTGTACAAAGTAATGGTGTTGCACCAGAAGTACCAGAGGTACCACTTTCACCAGATGTACCAGCAGAACCACTTGTACCATCAATACCAGATGTACCAGACTCTCCACTTGTTCCACTTGTACCTGAAGTACCAGAATCTCCTGAAGTTCCTGATGTACCAGTTTCTCCTGATGTACCAGAAGACCCACTCTCACCTGATGTACCACTAGAACCATCTGTTCCACTTGTTCCTGATTCTCCACTTGTTCCTGATGAACCATTAGTACCATCTGTACCAGATGTACCATCTATTCCTGAAGTGCCAGATGATCCAGACTCACCAGATGTACCTGATGTTCCTGTTCCACCACCTGCACCACCAGTTGCCACCTTTGGTAAAACCATGGCAGCACTGTTAGATAATTTTATATATACAGCATAATAAGGAGGAGTTGGTTGAGATGCAGTTAATGTACCATCAGTATCTAAGTAGATGGTATCTCCAACATTTCCTATGCCTGTTAAATCAATATTATTAAATACAACTCTTCCAAAAGGTCTCACTCTTAAGTTACCATCATTAGGAGTGTTAACAGATGTTACAGCACCCACTATGCTTGTGATGTCACTACTGGTTGATCCTGTTACCTTTACCCACACTCCACTTGAGTTAAGAGATACTAAATCTCCAACAGCAAATCCAGTGTATGTATCATCATTAGGATTCAAAGTAAAGAAATCAGTTAAGTAATTTCTATATCTAAATCTATCGTGTAAATCATTTAACCATTGTGCAGCTGTACCAATTGTACCAACAATAAGAGCTGTTGGTGTAATAATTGGAAGACCATCTTCACCAATTTCAAATACTAAACTTTCTTGTTCTTCTAATGGTTGATTAGCACCAGATTGGTTATTGTCATTCAAAAGCACATATAAATCTACATCTTGAATTATACCAACTAATTCTGTAGAAGTTTGTGAACTTATAGTTACAATTTCATATGTTGCTCCATTGTTTTGACCAAGCCACATACCCACTGTAATATCATTACCATCCCATTGATATTGTTCAGGTGTAGTATCTTCAGATGAGTTTGTTTGTGGAGTAACTGTTAATGTTACATGATAGCTAGTAGGATACCCATTCCAAACAGATAGAGGATTAGAATAGTAAGATGCAGGAACAACAGATCCTGGATTTACTGAAACTGCTATATTTTTAGGAGGGAGTATTAATGATGCCATGTTATTGATTAGTTATAAACAGTTGATTGGAAAGTTATAGTCAAAGCATTTGGATCAGAAGCTGCACCATTAAATCCAGCATTAGCTGCTGTTAAGCTATAAAAACTTGCTATTGTAAATGATGCATTTGACATCAATGAATAAGTACTTGTAGCTACACCAGTGAATGCTCTCATAGCTTGGTTAGTTGTATTTAAACCTAAACTAAATGCACCAATGATTGTATTTCCTAAAGGATGTGTTACATTAACATTTGCTCCAGCCACTGCAAATGTCCAACCTGATGCACCAATTAAGTTGGCACCACTTGGAGCAGTTGCTGATGTAATGCTAGATATTGAACCACCAGAAGTTGCTACAACAAATCTATAATTATAAGAAACTCCTGTAGGTGTACTTGATGTACCAGAAGAACCAGAAGTACCTGCAGTTCCTGTATTTCCTGAAGTACCAGCTGTTCCATTTCCACCAGTACCTGAACTACCAGATGTACCAGCTGTTCCTGATCCTGAAGTACCTGAAGAACCATTAGCTCCAGCTGTACCAGATGTACCATTGTTACCACTTGTACCTGAAGTACCTGTAGCTCCTGCTGCACCTGATGTTCCAGATGTTCCATTAGCTCCAGATGTACCTGCTGTACCATTTATACCAGCAGCTCCAGATGTACCTGATGAACCAGTTTCACCTGATGTACCTGCAGAACCTGAAGTTCCAGCAGTACCACTTATACCTGAAGTTCCATTGTTGCCTGAAGAACCAGATGTTCCAGAACTTCCTGTTTGTCCTGAAGTTCCTGATGAACCACTGTCACCAGAAGTGCCTGCAGTTCCAGATATACCATTTGAACCAGATGTACCAGCAGTACCACTAATACCAGCTGTACCACTTATGCCAGATGTTCCATTAACTCCTGAAGTGCCATTAGCACCAGATGTTCCAGAGGAACCATCAGCACCAGCACCAGCAAGGTTAACTTCCCATGTAGTAAATGTTCCTGAACCAGTTACAGCAGAAACATTAATTACTAATATTCCACTTTCACCAGCATAGCTATCTACAAGACCTTCAAAGTAATCAGTTACACTATGAGCAGCTATTACAGGTTGTCCTGTTGTATATGCTAAACCTGTTCCAACATTTATAGTTTGATTAGTGCTTGGAACTAGAGTTGATAAGTTTATACTATCAGTTGAATTTGTTGCATATCTATCTCCACTTAAACCATTAGATCCATCTGTACCTGAAGTGCCACTAATACCAGAAGTACCAGCTGTTCCAGATATACCAGTTGAACCACTAGTTCCAGAAGATCCACTTGCACCAGATGTGCCATTAGCACCTGACGTACCATTTGCTCCAGATGTTCCATTAGCTCCACTTGTTCCATTAGCTCCAGATGTACCAGCACTACCAGATAAACCAGTAGAACCAGAAGTTCCTGATGTACCAGTAGCTCCTGAAACGCCACTAGTACCAGACGTACCAGTGCCACCACCACCACCTGCACAAATAGCTACTTCTAGCTTTTGTAAAGCAGTTTGTATATTATCATTGGTATTAATACCAGTACATATAAGATTGGGCCCTTCATAGAAGACACACTTGGAGTCAAGAATTATTGGACAGGGAGATCCAGAACATGTAACGTTCATAGTAATATCGTATTATGTGTAATGTATTGATATACAATTAGGTATCTCAATACTTATATACTGATTGCCTAAGGTACAAAAATAGGTAAAATTATTTAATTTCAATGTGTTAAAAAAAAGTATGCTACATAATATAGCATTCTTTATGACTATTGTTGTCTAGCTTGAGAACTTACTTTGATGCCCATTTCTTTAGCTAGCTCAGGATCTATAAGAGGAAGTATCTCTTGATCAAATTGAGCAGGTCCTGGAATAAGATCTAAGAAGTATTTAACAGGATGAGCTTTCTCTTGTAGCTTTTCATCACCTGTAGCATATCCATATGCTTCTTTGCCCAAGGCACCTACAGCTCTTTCTGCTTTTACAAGAATTCCCATAGCTGGAAGTACAGATCCTTTAGTCATTTGTTCAAATGACATAGGGTTATAATAGAACGCAAGCTCATCAGATATTTTATTAATAGCCTTAGCCCAGAACTTATATTTATTCTTAGTGAGTGCATCAGCATCATCTGGAGGAACAGCAGCTTTGGCAGCTAATACAAGAGCCATTAATCCAAACAGAAGTCCAAGTTCTTTCATTTGATTAGATAGTTCTCTCCTCATCATATCATAAAACTCCTCTTGTGTAATATTTAACTCCTGTCCTGTTTTATTATAGTATTCTTGTTTCTTAGCTTGAAGTATTTCATCCATGATAGCTAACCCTTGTTCGTTTCCTTGAAGGATGTCTCTCATTTTATTAATACCTGTAAGTCCTAAATGAGCCCAAGTCTTTACAAACAATCTAGTTCTACCATACTCCCACTCATCAAGTTCCATATTCTTTTGAATATCTAATGTACGTAATCCCACTTGTTTAGGAATCCAGTTCTTAAACATCATGAATGACTTAAGTAAAGAATCTCTTCTGTATTCAGCTTTGTTATCTTGACTCATTTGACCACTTAAGTTTCTACCATATTCAACCACCTTGGTACGATACTTAGCTAGTTCTTCATCAGATACTCCAGGAATAGTCACTTCATCATCTGTCACTTTAACTATCTTAGGTAGGGATCTTGTTTCCTGTAACTCTTTCACTCTATCCTCAAAACTATTTTCTAGAGCACGTCTATCTGCTACAGACATTTGATATTTGGTTTGTCTGTCTTGAGCTTTTAAATATTGTCTAATGTTTACAATATTGCCATTCTCTACCATGTAATTGTCATTCATGGTTTTAGCATTAGTTAATTGTAATATCTTTTCTGGAAGATAGTTAGTAACCATGGTTACATCAGCAACTGACCAAGCACTTAATGCTTTAACATATCCCTGCTTCTTAGCCAATTCTCTTTGTTTCTCTTTAGCAATGTCTTCATTTAAAGGAACAAACAAATCAATTAAAGCTTTGTCTTCTGTGGTTAATCCTCCAGGAACAAACATATTTAAATGATTCTTTTCATAGTCACTAAACTTGTATAAGTTACCAGCATTAATAAATGCTTGGAAGTGTTGACCAAAGTAGTTAGGAATAGCAATTAATGCTTTTAAACCTACAGCTAATGATTGTGTAAGCTTGTTGGCATTGTTTAATATCTTCTTAGTAGCAAGCTTTTTCTCTTCACTATTAGTTAACTTACCCAATCCAATATTACCAATAGAACTTAAGTCTTCACTTAATCCATATAAGGCATCATCAGCAATTATCTGTAAGGTATCAGCATTCTTATTAGAACCTAAATCCACTTTAGGTGCTCCACCTTCCCAAACAATTTCATCCTTTTCAGTGATGATATGACCTTTAGCTTTCTCCACAGCATGCATAGTAAGTAACATGTTCTCCATGTTCTTAGCACTTTCATATTGTAATAAAGCTTTGATCCACAATGGTCCTACCTTGGTTAAGTCTCTAGATAGTTGAGTGACATCTTTTTCTGTTCTAGTAAAGTATTTAGGAATTTGCTTTTTAACCTTATTAGTTTCAGGATCTAGTTTAGAATAGTTTTGTTTCTCTTGTTCTTTTATAGTGTAGAAATCTTTAAACATGTCTTTAGCTTGTGCAGCTTTGTCTGTTGTTTGAGATAACTTATCAAGCATTGTAGCTTCAACTAATGGGAAGAAAGAAAGACCCTTCTGTTCTAGATAGCCCAGCTCTTTACCTTTTTCATTTAATTCTGTAAAGAAATTCCACATATCTAAAGCAGCCTTACTCTTAGCCATTTCTTTATACTCCTTAGATAAATGGTCTTCTTCATTCATTGCTTGATTGAATAGATAAGCAAATTGATATCCTTGATACCCATTAAATGTATCTCTATTAATATCTAATGAATCTTTTAACTTCTTGATTCTGAACTCTCTAATCTCTTTATCTTTAACAGGATTGGCAGCAAACTGTACCTTTTCTAATTCTGCAATACCATTATCAATAGCTTCTTTTGCTAACTTGTTGTACTTTGCAATATCTATATTGTCTAATATGAATCTTTTATTCTTATTAGTTTTAGCTTTAGACAAATCATTCCAAAAGTCTTTATCAATCTTCTTGATTAGTTTTAATGTATCTCCATCCACTTTACCAATAAGATCAAAGCCTGTCACTCCTTTAGCAGCAGCTTCTTTTTCTAAAGCTAATAATAAAGGTTCAAACTTTTTAACTTGCTTAGACACTTGGATATCTACTAAACTTCTAGCATTTATAATTGTATTAGAAGCAAGCTTAATAATTCTAGGAGATAATTTAGATCCTTCTAAGAATGTTTTAGATAGGAAGTCTATTTCTTTTTCAGCATCTAAGAATCTTTCTTTTGCTGCTTCTGTTGTAGCTCCTTCTTTTAATGCATATTGAATAACAAAGTCTTTTTGTAACTCATTGATTTTCAATAACATTCTTTCTGTAGAGTTAGATATACTTTCTAATCCTTTTAATACAGTCTTCTCTTCTTCATTTAGATTTTCTTTATCTAAGGATGCTAAATAAATTTCATCTGCTTTTGTAAACTTCTCAGCACTGTTTTTAAAGTCAAGAAGGTCTCCTAGTTTATCAGCAATCTCTTTTTGACTTAGCTTAGAATAGTCAATGTTTTCAAAGTCAGACATTGTCTGCTTGGCACTCTCTAAGAAACTTTTACCAATATTATATAATGGAGCAAAGTCCAGTTTCATGTGTAAGAAACGAATGGCTTTAGAAAGCTCATTTAATCTGATGTTCTTAGCAAATCTTTCTTCAGGACTAGTAGGTCTTTTGTAAAGCTTTTGCCATTGTGCTCTCAAAGATTTAACTAACTCATCTGTCTTCTTATCTCCTGTAGATTCTGTATCAATAGCTACTGGTAATAGATAAAGCTTTGTTTCTTTTAAGTTATCAAACTTACCCACCTCAAGTCCTGATAAGATGAGTTTACTTTTATTATCTCCTGGTATAGCATTCCTATATGTAGCTACAAAAGGAATCATTCTAGCACGTCTCAACTGATTAGGATTCAATCCATAGTTGAATAATATCTTAGAATACTCACCCATTTGTAACTTCCATTCATCTTGTTTGTAGAATGGAATATCTTCATTAAGAGACTTATCAAAGTTGGTAAACTTCCAGTCATATATGTCTACCTTCACACCTGTTTTTTCATCTGGTGCTATGGCAATCAAATCCACTGTGGAACCTATCATTCCTTTTACCTTATCATTAACCACTTTTCTTTCTACAAGAAATCTTGTTCCTTCTGGATAAGATCTAACTAGTTCTTCTAGATAGCTTCTTACAGAATTTTGTATAGTGGAATTTAATGGAGAGCTAATTTTTGTGTTGCCAAAGTCTTTTCTAGCATAACCATCTTTGTCAATCAAATCATTAATTAAAACATTCTCAGCAAAGCCATGGCCAGCTAATCCCCATTGTTGCATTTGAACATCCTGAGACTTCTGAAAGTCTGTACGTTCATTCTTATTTTTACTCTTTATCTTTTCAGTTACACTCACTGCAACTTTTTCACCATCAAGTTTATAGTGTCTTTTATCTGTAGCAGTTTCTGGTACTAATATCATACGATTATCTATATCAGTAATCTTATCATATATTTTATCTACAGCTTCATTAGTCTTCTGTAAATAAATACCACCTTCTGTAATATCAGCTACAGTGCCACCAGTCTCACCTGCTGCAATTTGTGCAGCTGTATCAGCAAAGATATCCACCTTACTTTTATTGTATAGACCTTTGACAAAATCTAATATAGCATCCCAAAGTCTTTGAGCTAAGTTTCTTTCATTCTGTTCTCTTAGTTCTGGAAACTCTGTGTTTCCTTCTGTTTGATTTACAATGTGTTCTGTAATTAACTTATCTACAGCTTCTTTCTTTATCTTACGAATATTAGGTTTGCCATCAGAGGTTTGGTATCTAGGATCTACACTATATTGATCAAAGACTTGTTTATACATTTTGTATTTACCTATCTCAGAAATCAACTTTGTCATCAAAGCAGGATTAACCTGTTCTATAATTGCTGTGGCAATATGAACAGTTTCTTCTGTCAGAGCTGCATTCTCTTTACCAAGAGCAATAGCTATTACTCCTCTAGTTAAGTCAGCCACACCATTTACACCATTAGTATCTACATCATATTTCTCAGCATAGTCAGCTAGGTCTTGAAAGTCAATACCCATTTGCTTACCAGCTTCTTTCATTAAATTAATAGTAGCATCAGATGCTTTGGATGCAGGAACTGATTCTAATTGATAGTTAACTCCTTTAGCTTCATCAATAGCTTTAAACGCTGGCTTATTAGCTACAGCTTGATAATATTCATTCCCTGCACTATAAACAGTTCTTTCAGAAAACAACATACCTTGATCTACACCATATTTACTTTTGGCATAGTCAGTAAGTTCTTTGTTCTTTTTTCTAAACTCATTTTGTTTTAGAATGTTTAAGAAGTTATCTATCAATCCATTAGTTCTTAACTGGGATTTTGTAGAAGCTTCTGCTGTTCTAAACTTTTTCTTATCGTTACAATTACTCATATTTAAAAAGGATTGCAGGTATCATTATTATCTTCTTCTTTCCAATCTGTGTCTTCAATTTGTGGAACATCTTCTAAGTCATTCTCTTCCTCAATAGGTGCTACTTCTTCTTTAGATATAACACCAAAGTGAGACATGATCTGTGCATCTGTTACTTTAAGTTCATCTTCTATTTTAATAAAGCCATTATCTATCACTGACTTCTGTGGAATAGCATAGAACTCATTAGCCCACTTGCCATCTCCCCATGCATTAATAGCTTTGTAAATATAGTTAATTTTTCCATCTGCATTAAACTCACCCACCTTTTTAAACAAAGCTTTTTGTCTGTATGAGAAGTCACCATTCTTTCTCATCTCAATCTTTTGCTTCTTGGTAATATCTTGTGTATCCCAAGTGTATACAATAATATCATCTTGAGACTCTTTATCATAAGAGCTAAGTCTTAACAATGGAGGAAGATCTCCTGCTTTGATAGCACTGTATATGTCTGGTCTGAAGCTCATGTTCTCATTATAGAATGTCTCACCAGTGTAATAGTCAGTTCTAGCTTCTGCAGCCATGTTTGCAACTACATCACTGTAGTTCCAGAAGGTTCTTTCAAACACATTTAAGTCTGCAAATGCTGGTAACGTACTCATTGCTTGTATATCAAATAATGTATCATTATACATTCTCTTAATGTCCTCGTAAGGAAGTAAGTTAGTAAATGATATATTAGACTCTGTTAAACCAGATTGTAATACAGATAGGGTTACTAACTTGTTGTACAATTCTTCTCTGCCATGACTTTTTAAATAGGTCTTTAATTCATTGAATGCATAGATCATTTGGTTTTGATCATACACCTTATTATTCTTATTTCTAATCTGTAAGTTATTCACTTCACCTGGAGCACCAAAGTGAGGCTTTAATATCTTAACCACTTGATTATCTTTCAATGGATGTGTACTTCCAGGAGCCACAATAGGCTTAATGAAATCCCACATCTCCTGAGCTGTATTATCTTTAGACAATAAGTCAGTCTTGATCTTCTCGTTTAAATGATCATTAGTTTGTACAGCCCAGTCAAATAATGTAGCTACAGCTCTTTGAGATGTTCTTACAAAGTCTCTGTCATTCATATCTGTATAAGGAGCAAGCACTTCATTTAATAATACTCTTACATTACCTTGGTCAGCTTTTAATATCTCAGCTATGGCATTTCTAAGTTTGATGATATTATCACCAAGTGTACCAATGAATGAGTTTTCTAATATTTTATCTACAGAACTGATTATAGTGTTTCTAGCTTTATCTAACTGTGCCATCTTCTTAGTGATTAAGAATGGATCATTAAAAGAAGATGTATCAAAGTTGGTACCCTGAGTGACAGTAAATAACTGCTCAGCCATCTTAGCATACTTTAAGAACTCTCCAAGAATAAACTTTTGCTCAGATCTCTCCACAGGAGTAAATGTCTTTTTGCCAATGTTTTCAAATAGTTGTTCTTCTGAAGGCATCTTAGTAGTGAAGTATTTCTTAGCTTCATACTTCTTATTCATTCTTTTAACTACACTATCATTAAATAACCATGTAGTTCCTTTCTTTTCTAACTCACGTAAGTAGTCACGAACAATTGGTTGGTTCATGAAATATGCTACAGTGTTAATAGGAACTCCTAGTTTAACTAAGAACATATATGTAGAAGCTACATTTGGTGTAGCACCTAATTCCATAATCCATGGACCCTTAGAGATATCCACATATCCATCAATAAACTGACTAAGAATGTCAGAGATGAATTCACCATCAGCATTCTTAATCATTGATAATGAAGGTAATCCATTTAGTGTATTGAACTTTTCAAACTTGATCTTACCATCTTTTAAGTAGTGACGATCTGTAGGATTCAATAAGTCTTTTCTACCTTCAAAGTCTATAACAATATCTGCTCTTTGATTTAATGAATGGTTTGTTTGGTTTACAGCAGCAATACCAATTGCATACTTACCAGTTACAAATGCTTGTCTTAATCTAGACATAAAACGTCTGTCTAACATATTACCTGTAGACTGATAGTCAAATCCTTCAAAGCCTAATTTATCTGTAATATCTTTACTTAATTTCTCTAACTGCTTAGCAGAGTTAGGACTAATAAGTCTTTCAAAGTTAAGTGGGTGACTAATAAGTTTTTCTAAAGATTGAATGTAAGCATTCTGTAAGTTCTTCATACCTTCTCCTTTAGTAGAAAGCATTCTAGGAACACCACGTTCACTATCATCTACATTCTTAAGGTAGATAGATAACTTATCTATATCAAAGTCAGATCCAACCTTCTTCACTAAAGCTGATGGGATTACCACTGAATCCTTAAAGTCTTTAGGAAGGAATTTAGCTATTCTAAATACATCAATAGAGTTTTGCTTTTGTGTAGGGATACGAAACGCAACACCATCCAATACACCAGAACCATTTAGTTTCTCAATAAGTTCTTCATCAGATAAGTCTGAATCAAACCATCTAGCCACCATGATTTCACAAACACGTTGTCCATCTGCATCTTCATAGAACTTTAATACATCTGATGTATAAGCTCCATTCTCTGCTTTGATTCTTTCAGATTCTAATAGGGTGGAAGGAATTTGTACTTTCATACCACCAGAGATCTTAGGACTGATTACCTCTCTGTCAGCAATAGAATAAAGGACATTTCTAATTTGTTGATATGCAGGAGTAGCTTCAATTACTACATCCCCTTTCTTCAACCCTGCTAAGGCCTCAAGAATATTATCATTTATTTCTCTCTTAGTAAGTTCTTTCTTTAAGGCATCTGCTACCTTCTTAATGTCTCCTATCTTATATCCTTCTGCAACTTCTTTAATATCAAGAGTTTTTAATAAGTTTTGGAAACCTTTTTCTATCATCTTTCCAAGAAGAGTTTGGTTGTTCTTGATTTCTTTATATAACTCAGATGCAGCTTCTTTCTTTTCTTCTGTATCTAGTTTGCTCCAAGCTTCATAACGAGCACCAAAGTCTTTCTCATCATTCATGAAATCAATAGGCATACCTGCAGCCATATAATCTAACGTAACAAGCTTTGTCATTTGACTACCTCTTGTTACATCATTATCATCTTTAGAAGGCACCTCAGATTGCACACTCATAATAGCAAATGGTACATTTACTATTCCTTCAAATGCAGCTTCATTAAATGAACTATCTTTATTATATAAAGGAGATAGCTTTTCAGCTCCCACCTTTCTACCACTCTTATATACAGCATAGTCAATACCTTCTTCTTGCATCTTGTTGTATAACTTGATGGCATTAGATTCAGGATTTAATTCATATAACACTCTGAAACTCAATGGGAAAAGGGCAAACTTATCTAATACAATATCATTGTATAATTTACCATTGGCTTTATTACCAGATACAATAGGTTTGCTAGGGGTATACGTACGTTGTATGTTAGGATTATCTAACATCATCTTAGCTAAGTTCTTAGCAGAAGCTCCTTTCTTTACAGCCTTTTCAAACTTAATATCAAACTCATATTGTTTCTCTTGTTCAGCATCCCATTCACCAGCTCTGATTTTAAAGTTGCGATGAGCAGAGAAGGTAATCATACCAGCACCATCTGTCTCCTCCCAAGTACCATACTTAGGAAGATCAATAGTAGCTATGATATCCTCAATAGTGATTGTTTTAAAATGATCTATGTTAAAGTCAGTATGACCAAGTTCTCCCTTCTTAAAGTTTCTATTCCATACATTATCTAATGCTGTATTCATTTCTACAGAATCAGCAATGATAGATTGTCTTGGAGAGCTAAAGCTTTTAATACGTTTTAATTCATCAGAGTATTGGTATGGATCAGAGTATAACACCTTATGAAGTTCAATGTTATTAATAGCATAGTTAGCAGACAACATATCTAAATGTCTGTTCAACTCATTTTCTTTCATTAACTCTTTACCAAATGTTAATCCTTTAGTGGTATATCCATTATCAAAGCTTCTTAATAATCCATAATCTATTAAAGATTGTTTTAATATAGCTCTTTCTTTTAATATGAAGTCTGTAACAGCTTGATCAATAACTGCTTTGTTATCATTGTATATCTCTTCTGGTGTAAATACTTCTTTCTCTTCAGCTACAAACTGGTCATGTAATTCCTTACCTAGTATAGATTTAAAGAAGCGTAAGTCTGTATTAGATCTATCTTCACCTTTAACAATAGTACGTTTTTCTCTAGCTAAGTTAAACTCATCTATAAAGTAGCCCTTGAATATATTATGAACAGCATTGTAATTTACAGAAACATCATCTTTACTAATTCTATTACCCATAAATAACATCCATTCAATAGATGCATCTCCAGGGATAAGGTTTAAGTACCAACCTTCTGTATTCATATTAATCTCCTGTAACAATCTGTTCTTATAGTTTAATTTAGAAGATTGTTTTTGGTTACCTGTCTTTTCATCTACTACACCACCAGCATATGCTACATGTAATAAATCTTTATTATCAAACTCTTCATCTTGATTACCTTCAATTCTATCTCCAGATACTTTGTCAAACATAGCCCAAAGGATAGTGGAGTTCTTAGTAAATGAGTCAGTAAGTAAATAAGAGTATTGTGTATCCTTTAACTCATTAATATTTTTGATTTGTGATAGAGCATCATACAAGTCACTAGCAGCATTTGTACCAATGAATGTTTGAGTCATCTCACCATTAACATTATAGAACGTACTACTAAACTCAGGGTTATCCATTTTTGTCTTGATCTCAGCTAACTGACGTAAGCGTTTATCAATAGATAGTGTCTTACCACTAAATGTAACAATTTGTTTAGCTTGGGCAATACTTTGTCTAATACCATTTACTGCTCTAGAGAATAATGCTTTCTCAGGCATTTTTGATAACGTATCATAGTCAAAGTCAATACCTAACTCTTTTAAGAAATTCACCTGAGCTTTTAAGTTTTCAAGTGTTGGTATTTCAATAGAACCTTCTCTGCCATAGTATACATTCTTAACTGGATTGTAAACAAAGTATTTACTTCCATCATTAATAGAACCTTTGATATCCTCAATAAAGTCTGCTTGTGTTTGTCTAGCAGCTGTAGAGAAGTTAGCATCTCCCACCTGTACATCACCATTTTCTAGAATGTATACATTCTTAACTACAGGAGCTTGTTTCTTAAATGTTCTCCACATAGAAGCTAACATCTGTAAGTCTGCCTCTGTGTTTAATTCATCTATACTCTTCATCTTAGTTAGACGATTATACAACTTTGTATACTTAGGATCTTGTACAGACATTGCTTTGATTCTACTCATCATCTCTGTGATGTTACGAGAGCTGTGTACATTATTCATTACACCCATAAATGTCTCACTCATTGGAAGTAATGTATAACCACCAATAGAAGATAATTTATTCTTGCCATTTTCATTAAGTACAGGAAGAGTAGCTAGCAAAAGCTTAATAGCAGAGTTTGCCTTCTTCATGGAATCTATCTTAGTAGGATCTCCATAAGGAGTGTCCTTACCTTTATCAAGATCACTAAAGGAAGCTTCATCATTCTCATCAAACTGAATAGAATAACTCTTAAGATATTCTTCATGTTTAGCTTGAAGAGAATTCCAATTGTCTAATATGTTTTTGTATAAAACATTATTTGATTCAATTTGTGCAGCTCTACTTTCAGGAGTAATTTGTTCATCTGGTGTTTCTTCCAACTGAAAAATATTTCCAGCAACCATATCTCCTAGATTATCTAAAAGACTTTCATAAAGTTCACTCTTCTTAGTCTTAGCAGCAGTGATGTTAAATAATCCTTCTCCTGTTTCAAACAAGTCTTTAACTGTTGTATAAGTCATGTGTTGCATCAAGTCATTAATCTGACTACCTGTAAAGGCTGTCAAACTAAACTCAGCATTGGCACCACCAATAGCATCTTCTATATCAATGATACCATTCTTAGCATAAGATAACCCTGCTAAACCAGGAGAGTATGTAGCATAATATCCTGTACCAATGTTCTTGAATAATCTATCTGTGTTCTCTTGAGCATTATCTCCTACAAAGAATGCTTTAATGAAATCATATAATTGAGAGAATAGTCTGGAAATCAATGACTTGCTTTCCTTAGCTTGTTTACCTAGCATGTGTTCTCTGAACTCCTCAGCTAATTGTTCTTTAATATCTTGGTCTGTAGCCTCAGAGTATTTAATATCTCTACCTGTAAACTTATCTGTATAAGAACCTTTTCTGTTTCTGAACTCAGCTGTAACAGCTGCTCTTTCTTCTGGTGTAGCAAACATCTTCCATACAGCTTCAAACACTTCATGATATACTGTGCCCACCTCAGCATTTGTGTATAAATAGATTCCACCATCTTGTAACATACCCCAAGCTTGTCTACCACCAGTGGCTTGAATCATATTCTTCACTCTATAGATAGGAAGATTAGGGAAGTTCTTAGCTAACCATTTCTCTATTTGTTTCCAGTCTTCTGTTTCAAACTTCTTGAAGTTATCAATGATCTGTAATCTATAGTCACTGTCTCTATTAGAACTACCTTGTTTTCTTTTTTGATTAATCTTATCTTGTAAGCTAGAAGCTATAGCTGCAGGTGCTTCACTTTCTAAAGCAGCTAAGTCTTTCTCAATATCCTTAACTACAAAGCTACTTACAATAGCATTAACTGCTGCTGTTTTCTCTTCATTAGAACTTTCTTCTGTGATAGGACTCTTGCTACTAGCTATTAATCTATCTAATATAGTTTTAACTGTTGCTTCAGGTACACTAAGAGTAACACCTTCTTTACCAGCAGTTGCTTGATACTTAGCAGTATCTATTGTATAAGAAGCTTCTCCTAAGTTAGGCATTGTAATAGTTATCTGTCCAGCTTCTACAGGAGCAGCTGGTGATACCTTAGAAGGCTTAACTTCCTTCACCTCATCAGAAGTGTTAGCGTTCTTATCTATCAATGTGAAATAGATACCTTTTCTATTTGTATCTTCTGCATTTTTGACAGGTCTAATTTGTGTAGCCAAAGGAAAACTTTCTCTAAAGTTTCCTTGAGGATCTGTATTAGAAAGTAAATAGCTTTGATAGTTTTGCCAATCTCTGGTTTCTATTTTACCTCCTTTAATAGATACAATCTCTGTATAAGGAGCATTCCATGGTTTTTCTTGAGTTCCTTTAACTAAAGAAGAATTGACATTATGATATAGCTTTGAAAGCTCTGCTATGATTTCATTTTTATTTTGAGCTAAGTCAGAAGGTTGTATAGAGAATTCTTTCTCTTCCTTACCAATCTTTAACTTCATGTTCTCAAAGAATACACTACTGTATCCAGCAGGCTTTCTATTGCCTTGTGGATCTGTAGGAGTTCCCCAATACACAACTGACTTTAACCAGTTGTATAACATTTGAGATTCCCCAGATTGTAAGTCTCCATCATTAAATAAGTTATCAGCTAACTTCTGAATAACATCAAACATTGTTGATGCTTCTTCACCAGTAAACTGTCTGTTATCTAATCTAACTAATCCATTACTTGCATAAAGAATAGGCAATCCTTTAGCATTAGTTATTGTAGAAGAACCATTTGGAGATGTCTGAGCATCATCACTTGTAGGAACACCAATAACTCTTTTAGTTCTAAGAGACTTCTCAGATATTAATCCTGCTTGTTCTACACTTGTTCTAGCATTATAATCTCTTACAAAGTCACCAGCAGCATTTAATTCTCCTACATATTCAGGATTACCAAATGATGCTTGGATTTGATATAGGTTAGATGTTGGAGATTTTAATGTAGCATCTCTCCATTTATTGTAATCAGCTGTATAAGCCTCAATTGTTTTCTCTCTATCTTCACTAGCATTGGCATCTCTAAACATAGAATCACCATTGCTCCAACTAAGTGTCTTAGGAAATACTTGATAGATAGTGTTTTCTAATGTAGGAGTATCTAGCTTTTGACCATCTACACCAACAAAGAATCTACCACCAGTTATAGGATCTGTTCCCATAACTACCATTACAATAGTTTGTGTAGGATCAATATCTTCAGCATTAGTACCTTTCTCTTTTAACCATTGTGTAAGACCAGGCAAACCAATTTGTGCTTCATTAGCAGAAGTAACTACAACACCACGAAAGTTTTCGTTGCCAGGTAATGCATAGAAGTTAGCACCAAACTGATTAGCACGTACATGATGATCTGCTAAAGGAACATCTTTATTATACTTCTGAGTGGCAGGAGTTGAACTATCAACTACTTGTTGATCATTCTTTCTAGAATCCACTTCATAATCTCCTGTCTCTTCCTTAGTAGGAATACTAAGTTCATCAGCTGTTTTTATTAACTCCTTATTAAGATCATTCTTTCTAATAATCTCAGTCTCTTTGGCTTTCTGAGCTATGTATGCTTTTGAAGCAGCTGCAAATTCTTTTTGAATATCATTTAGTAACTCACTATTATTCAATGAGTTAACATAATCTAATTTATTCTCTTCAGGTTTTTCTAAGTCACTATACTTATCTTTAGCCAATACTTTGTCAATAGCTTTATCTAATATGCTAGCTATTGTATTTGTATCTTGTGTAGCTTCTGATATTTGGTATTGCTCAAACTGATTAGGAGATAAGAATGTTCTACTTCCATCAGGAAGCTTCACCTCATATTCACCATTCAATGTTTTAGATAATACACTAATAGTAGGGTTAACACTTAATGTGTTACCAGTTCTAGCAAGAGGGTCAGCTAATGTGTAGTCTTTACCCACCTCAACATCTTTACTAACCACTTTATTCTTACCATTTACCACTTCTGTTTGTTTGATCTTAGCAGTGGTAACTCCTTCTTCTTTTCCTTCTTCAAAACTGGAAGGGTCTTGTTTTATTTGATTAAACTCACGTATGAAGTTATTTCTACGCATAGTTAATTCTAATGCATCTTGAAGATTTGTTTTTAACTCATCTTTAATATCATCAGTTACATCTAACTCATTAATAGCTTTGAGAGCTTCTTTTGTTTTCTCTACACTAGGTTTTCCAGTAAGTGTTGTTTCAGCTAAAAGCTCATCAGATTGAATTCCTTTAGTTGATAATGTACCAACCAATCCTGGGATTCTATTGTTATAATCAAATATTTTAGATACAGTGTAAACCATTTTATCTATGGTTTTGTCATCATACTTTCTTTGTATCTTACCATCTGCATCTAAAATAGGTTCACCTTTCTCATTAGTTTTAACTACACCAGCATATGAAGTTTTGAACTTGTTATAGTTCTCATTCACTTGTGTAGCCATGTTATGAATATTATCTAATCTCTTAAGGAAGGCTTCTCTTGTATCATTCTCATTAGCAATACCTTGTTCTTGCAATCCACGAAATCCATCATCTGTAGCTGCTCTTTCTCTTGCATCATTTATCTCTGTATTAAAGATATCATGTCCACCATATTTAACTCTTGGTAGAAGATAGTTTAACATGTAGTCTGTCTCAAGATCCTTGCTTTGTAATATATCTCCTTTTCTTAAAGATGTTTCTTGTTCTGCTGAAAGAGTTAATCCTCTATTGATAGAATCAACAAGGTCACTAAACTTAGCTGAGTTTAATGCTTTAACTGATTCTTCAAAGAACTTACCTTGCTCACCACCATATCCTGTAAGTCCTCTTTCACCAATCTTACCTGTCTCAAATATAGCAGGTCTAATGTTTCCTTTTTCATTAGTCTTAGTACCAATAAAACCTGAAGTCATTAATGCTCCAGACAAACCTCCTAATAATATATTCTCAAGACCTTGGTCTGTTGTCACAGCTTGCTTAAGACCATAGCCTATAACACCTTCTTGCATAGGAGATACTATTCCTCCAAGAGAGTTCCAGAAGTTAGTTTGTTCATTGTTTCTATACTTCTTATCAAAGAACTTATTGGTACCTTCTTGAATAGCAAATTGTGCACCTTCTTCAAATGCTTCTGCTGTATTAAAGAATAATGAACCTACATTCTTTGCTTGATATAAGAATTTACCAAAGCCTTTTTCAGGAAGACCAGACTTCCATAACCAATCTTTAAAGATTAAGTTGTTCAAAGTTCTTTTCTCTCCTGAATATGTAGAACCAAATATCTTTGGTAACTGAATGTATTCTGTACCTGTAAGTAATGCTGTATTTAATGCAAAGCTCCAGTTACCCACTTGAGCTGCATAGTCTTCTATCTTTTGTAAGTCATCTCCTGTAGGATCTTGACCACCATGTTCATCTCTCCAAACTTTCTTTGCATTATCTATAAACTGATGTTTATTCTGATAACTTTCCATACCAGCTTCACCAGTGGTTGCTAAATATGCAGAAAGTAATTGATTAGCTTTTGAGAACTTAGCACCTGGAGCAATTGTACCAAACTCTTCTAACATACCACCAAACTTACTTAATGTATTCTTTGGATTCTTAAGAGCTTGTATAGCACCAGCAATTCCTTTACCTTCAGCAGCAGCAGTTTCTGTAGCTTCTAGTGCTTGCAATCCTTTACCAGCAGCTACTAATCCTCTTGATAATCCTAATGCTTCTAATCCAGCACTTGCTGCAAATCCTGTAATAGCAGCACCTGCTGAGAACCCTAAGTTCTTTACAATCTTATCCCAGAAGAAGTTTCCTGTAAATACAGAACTTAATGCCAATGGATCTTTTTGTTCAGCAGTTGTATAATAATGAGGAAATCTATTTTCCATTTCTTTAGAAATATCATCCATTTTCTTAAAGAAGTCATTATCATATAGGGAAGAAAACTTTTGATTTCCTAAAGCTGCTCCCATACCATATAATAATCCAACAGTATTGTTAGCTAATGTAGTGGCTGTTGTACCAGCAAGTTTAGCAAGACCATTACCAGCCTTATCCCATGCTGATTGACCATAAGCATATTGCTCTTCTGTTTTAGAAGGATCATATAAACCAAACTTTCTATTCTCATACAATTCCCCTGTTGTTAATGTAGGGGCAACCTGAGGCAAGCCACTAGCAGGTGGAGGTAGGAAGTCATCCTTTCTTTGCTCAGAAGCAACAAAAGGAGTCATTGGTAAAGTAGACCCTACTGGTAGTGATGGTAAATTTGGTTGTATGTTTTCCTTTATAGGATACAAATCAGTTCCTGCCATTAGTATTGTATTAATTGTTCTATATTGGGATACTTAGCTTTTAACAAACTAATGATTTTTTCATTTGTTAAAGAAGGTAGATACTTAGTTTCAAACTCTGTTCTGTCAGTAGCGTAAGGGAATGGGAAGTTGATATCTTTTCCATTCTTTCCTTTCACACGAAACACTGGATATAATTGACCTCCTTGGTTTTCTAAATCAGCTGCAATAGGAATAGTTACTGTTCTATTTCCTTTATTATCATATCCTCCAAACTTGCCTGTTTGATACATAGCATGTGCTTTATCTTTAAACATGTTTGTTGTTCCAGCATTTCTAAGAAGAGTTTCAGATAGATCTGCATTAGGAGTTAGATAACTAGGACCTAGTTCACTACTCTTATTTACAAAGTCAGCATCAACCTTCATTTGTACACTTCCTTTTGGATCAGTCTTATCTGTAACTTGTGCATAGTAATTATCACCACTTCTCTTGAACTGTATCTCTACATCTCCAACATTTGCTTTGGTCAATAAATCAATTAACTTCTTAGGTTGGTATCCTACGTCTCCAGTCTTTTGATCAAGATCAGCTTTTGCAATGTTTACTAAATCACCAACAAATTGTTTCTTACCATTATCATCTTTGAATGTTACAGCTGCTTGTTGTGTTTGGAATACACCAGTGATAGGTGCCATCTTATTAGCCACCTTTGTTAACACTTGTCTGTTAATATCATTGGTTTGACTTATAACAGGTGCAAAGTCACTTAAGTAATTATCTACAGTTGCATTCCCAGAAGAGATACCTTTTCTGTTATCATATCTAGATTTAATTGCATTCTTTAAGAGTCTTTCTTTACTAGTTAAGTCTGCATCATTAATAGTCTTAATTTGATATCCTCCTTTATCTCCCTGAAATCCTCTTTCTTCTCTCTCTTTACTTAAGTAGTCATACACTTCTCTAGCAGTAAACACTTGATTACCAACAGTCAAAACTCCTTTCTTAGCAATAGCATTATCTACCAACTTGTTCATAGGAACACCACCAGTCACTTCATTACGTGCTTGATCTTCATAATGTTTATATACAGCTTCTTGGTTTGCTAATAGGTTTTCATTAGCAATATACTTATCCATTTGATCTTTCTCATAGCTAGTAGCAGGAGTATATTCATTGTTCTTATACTTAGCTATTGTAGCTTTAATATTATTAGGGTTAAGTTGTGTTGTAATACTACTTCCCTTCTGTGCTAAGTCCATAAGAATACCAACATTACCATCTTGTAGTTTATTATTGTAGTCTGTATAGTTTTGTAAAGCAGTTAGTTCATTAGTTGTAGGATCTCCAGAGGTTTTAAAATAAGGAACATTTGGTCCATACTTTTTAGCAAACTCTGATTCACTCAAGCTTTGTGCTCTTTCTTTAAATCCTAATTCAGAACTTCTATAATTTTGAAGATCTCTATGTTCTATTAAGTTTTGTTCAAATTTCTTTTTTGTCCAAAAGTTTTCTTTAGCTGGATTAGCAAGAATTTCATCTTGTACTTCTGACCAAGCAAACCCATTTGCAATACCATCTAAATAGTTCTTTGTATAAATTCTACCTTTAGCAGCTTTTGGATTTGTAGATATTTCTTCTAATGTTCTATTATAATTTTCATCTAAAGTTCCTTTAATGTTCTTAGATGGATCTCCTAGTTGCTGTTGATAGTACGCAATATTATTATTTATTTTTTCTTGCTCACCAGCATTTGTAGTCATTAACAATTGCTTATTCAATCTATCTAATTGTACTTTAGCAAAGTCTGTAGATTTTTTATATTCACTATTTGCATAGTTTAATAGTCCTTCTTGGTCAATTGATTTATAATTGTATCTACCATCAATAGCTAATTGATTATAATCATTAGCATCTAAAACAGCAGAAAGAGCTGTACGAATTTGTCCTTCATCAACAGTTTTAATTCCTTGTCTTTTCATTACATCTAATACTCCTGCTATATCTACACTACCATCTTTATTAGTTTTGTATGCATATGCAATATCTTGACTGCTGCTTTTTCCATGTAATTTAGCAACTACATCCATTACTTTCTTACTTACATCTGTATAGGGTTGATAAGACCCTCTAAATACCTCGCCTGGAGTTTTACTATTTAACCAACCTTGAGCTTGTTCATTAAAGTCATCAATATTAGATGCTGAGGTTTTACCTTCTTTTCTAGCAGCTTCCATCTCTGATAATCCTTTTCTATACACCTGTGTAGAATATACAGCATTTTGAACTGTAGGATCTTTAACAAGTGAGTTAGCCATACCCCCTACAGAGTTGACCAATTGTTGATTTGAGAAATCTCCAGCAGCTACAGTCTTAAGATTGTTACCTAGTTGATTTAACTTAGATTGCAAATAAGCTTTATCTGCCTCATTTGCAACATCCATCCCAGCTATATTATCTATATACCCCTGAATCTTTTGCACACCTTGGTTGTATTGAGCCTGCTTTTGCTGGCCAACTTGCACCATAGCTTCCACTGGAAGCTGTTGGATGTAGGGGTTAAAGGTTGATATTTGATCTGTAAACGATGCCATAATACAAAATTAATTTAAAATATTAGAATTACCAATAGCTATAACAAATTTTAGTAATTCACTATAACTTAATTAGTTAGAGTGTTTTTAGAGCTTTGACAATAGATCCATTTCTGCTATTTGTAGAGGTTCTACTTTTTTCTTTACTTCCTGTAATATTACCTACTTTATCTCTAGTTGTAGTCTTTTCATATAGTTCCTTTATTTTAGCCACATCATCATTGGTTAAATTCTTTAAGTTTCCTACAGATGGAATATTAAATTGGTAAGGTTCATTAGCATTATAAGCTACACCACTTGGAGAGAATCTGTAGTTATATAAGTTCTCATAAGTAGCTAACTGTCTGTTTTCCAACTTGTTCTGAGCAGTCTTAGCAGCAATAGATTTAAGTGCTTCAAGAGCTTGAGCTTTGGTATTAGACTTAGCTTGAGCTTGTCTAACATATTGTTGATCAAGAATTCCTAAGTTTTGAAGTTGAGCTTGGTTTAACAATTCTCTATTCTTACTGTAGGTTTGCATCTTGTTTGCCTGATTAATTCTGTTTTGTTCTCCTAGCACTTGATTCTTAGCTTGTAAAGTTTGAGCTGCAATGTTTGCTAATACTCCAGGGTTGTTACCCACTTGTCTCATGATTGCTCTAGACTGAGAATCAATAGCACTTAGTTGATCATTTAAAGAGATATCATATGGAGTGTCTAACATTGGTTGGAATGTCTGAGCCTTAACAGGTTCTAACTGATTGGTAGCCATTGCATAATACTCAGGATATAATTGCTCAGGATCAAGTCCTTGTTGGTTGGTTGGTCTTAAGAATGGAGCAGCATTAGATAATATACTAGGTCCATATTGTTTAGCTCCTTTTCCTAAAAAGTCACCTGCTGATTTTATTGCATCTAATGCTTTACTACCAAAGCTAGGATCAGATGAGTAAATATCTGATGACTGCTCAAATGCTGGATTTCCACTAAATGTTTGAGGAGCAGAAGGAGTTTGTAATCTTTGCATAAACTCAGGCTGAGCTTGATTATAACCTTGTTTATAAGGAATATTAACTCTAGGCGTTCTTAAGAAATCAGGCACCTCATATCCACTTTGTGCCTTCTTTAATGTTTTACCACTCTTAGCCATACTAGGATCTGTTTGTCTTTCAAGTTTACCTTCAGCTAACTTATCACTTTTAACACCTAACTCATTAGCTGTCTGATGAATAGAGTCTTGTACTAAAGCTGCATTCTTTATTTTCTCAGCATTTATTTTTTGTTGTGCTGTTCCACCCATTAGTTTAGCCATACCAGAATTCATACCTAATTGATCAAATACACTGTTTCCATTATATTGTTCAATTAGTTCAAGTCCTTTCTGAATACTCTTTTGTTGCTTTGCATCATTCTTACCAATATCAGCCATGTAAGTTTTAAACTTTCTACCCTCAGCATTTTTATCTTCCATAAGATTAGCTATATCTTTATTGATTTTAATATTACCAAACACTACTAAGTTATCATTGTTACCACCATCTTTTAATTTGACAGCTGGTTCATTACCTTCTACCTCTACACCATTTTCACCATATTGAATAGGGATACCTCCATTGTCATGAGATCTACCTTTAAACATAATCATTTCGCCTCCATTTGGTAAGAAAGGATTTTGAGAAATAGTTTCTGCACGTCCACCATCTAAAACCTGTAACTCACCATCCATAGCCATCTGTGTACCATCTTGAGCTCTAGGATATTTATCTGTATCAAACATCATATTAGTAGATGTCATACGTCCACCACCTTCCATAGCTAATCCAAACTGAGCTTCTGGTAAGTCTCCACCAGTATCTAATGATCCAAGAAACTGAGGAGATTGTGTTGCCATATCTTTTGCACGACTTCTTGAAACTGTATCTGTTATAAAAGGATCAGCTATAGAATAAGGAGTTAATGATACTCCCACTTGACCTTTAGGCATATCTGGTCTACCAGTATATAATGCTGCTGCACTAGGAGGAGTGTATGGCACTTGTGCAAGATGACCTCCACTTCTTAACATATCAGCATCATGAGGAGGTTTTAATAAATCTTTAACACTATAGTCACCAAACTTAGTAATTGTTTGTGGTTGCCAGTCATTACTTACCCATCCACCCTCTTCTAAGTTTGCTTTGAATTGATCACTTCTTGTTTGTTGAAATGCCATTTGACTTTGGTTCAAAGCAGTTTTATCTTTCTCTGCTTGTAACTTCCTAGCATCTTTAGCACCACCTAATAAGTTACCTGCCACTTTACCAACTAATTGTCCTACCTCTGGAGGTAATCCAAAACCTTGAGCAATTGCTCCACCTACAGCACTACCAACTTGTGCTTGACCTGAGTCTTGAAAATAATCTCCAAACTCTGCTTTGGGCATATTACCACCTTTTTCATACTTACCACTTGCTAATCTTCTCATACCTCCTGGCTCATCACTATTAAATGGTGAACTTAATAATTGTTTATATTTAGCCAATGAATCTGGTTGTGCTGAATTGAACCCACCTCTTCCTCCTACATACGCATAAGGATTACCACCATTAGTATTATATCTTAACATAGCAGTTGGACTATCATAAGCATAGGTTGTATCCTGTGTCATGTTAGGATTTTGAAATATATCTCTAAATGCAGTTCCTTGATTACCATACGAATCAATATTAATTTTATCTCTAGAAATAAGTTTACCACCTTTTTGATATTGCTTAGGATTACTATCATTTAATGGTTCATATCCAAGATCATTATATAGAGTGCCTGTAGGAGCATAAGTATTTTGAATCTCTGTAGGATTGCCACCTATCATTGTACCATTCTGAGCTTGTAAATAGTTAGTACCTGTTCCATAAGGGTTTCCTAATTGTCCTGGTTGAACAGGAACATCATATGGTGTAACATATTGGTTCTTAGGTTTTTCCATTGTTTGAGAAGCCTGTAATGCAAGTCCTGATAATTGACCAGCTTGTTCTGCTTTCTTTTGTGCTTTCTTTTGTGCACCAATAGCTTGGATACCACCAATCACTTGACCAATTCCTTGAACAGCAGTCATACCTGCAGCACCAGAATTAAATCCACCACCACCACCAGGAGCATTTTTACCAAAGCCTAAAGCCTGTGTATCAGCTTGACTTACAGAACCACTAGCATTATTTACTAATCCTGTAGATTTATTATATGTAGCTGTACTCATTCCAGGTATGCCATAGTTAGCCCAGCTACCACCATCTTGAGCAATAGGAGGATTGCCAAAGTCAGTTAACTGATGTAACTGCTTATTGACCATAGCCTTACCCATGGCTGCTTTCTGTAAAGTTTTACCATGCTTAGCCATAAATGCTTCTTCAGTAGGATACTTCTTATAGAACTCCTTCTCAGACTTTACTTTAGCGATCTTTAAGATTTGATCTTTCATATTAATCTATTGTATGATTTATTTATATTTATCTAACCAGCCTTTGGTATTAATTTGGTTGTTCCAATCTTTAGTACCCCAACCTTTAGTATTTCTCATTATATCTTGATCCAGTCCTAATGTTTGTTTTAATTTATTAATTCTATTCAAAGCATTTTCATGTTCTGCTAATACTTCTGAATAGTCTATCATTGATCCTTTATTCATCAAATCTTTGTAAAACTCAGCCATTGGTTTAAGCTGTCTATCTGCATGTTTAATTTGACTAGTTAATAATGACTTAACAGTTTCAGGTGTTACGTTTGGTAATACACCATGAGACATAAAAGGTTTACCTATAAAGTTATCTATTTTTATTTTTTTACCAAATAACTCAGGTTCAAGATCCCAAACATCATTATATTCTAATCCATTATTACTTAATCTTCTATTAAACCCTCCCATTACAGGAGGATTACTACCATATGAAATTGGATCTGTTAACATTTTTGAATTTCGTTCTAATAACTTTGCTCGATGTTCTGGACTATCTATTTCATCAAAAATATGTTCTGGTCCAACCCCTTGTAAATTACTATATTCTATATCATCATATTTAGCTTTATCATTTATAGAATATATATCCATCTTACTTAATTCTTCAGGTGTATATGCTGGATGATTAATAGGAGCTGTTTCAGCCATTCTGAATGTATTAGATTTCTGAGGTTTTCCTAAATGTAAACTCCAAGCATCTTCACGAGAAGGCATTGCTTTTTCTCTCATTCCACTTTTAATAGCCTTTATAGTTTGAGCAAGTTTACTTTCACCACGTCCTGAATATCCTTGAGGAAATACATATTTTTCTAAAGCATCACTAATACCAGGAACATACGCTTCTCTTTGAGAAGATGTAATTCCTAAATTCTCTAGTTGCATTTTTTTGATTTCATGAGGAGACATTCCTTGTTCTATTCCCCATTTTTCTGATGCAGCTAAACTTTTTCCTAAAGGATTAAAGTTTTTATCAATTGCATTTAATCCAGTTCTTGTTGCTTTTGGTATTCCTTTTGCAATTGCAGCAGCATCTTCAATAGGATTAAGTCCCATTGCACCAGCAAGTGCAGGAGTTGCTAATCCAGCAGCAATTGCTTTAGGATCTCTACTTGCAACAGCATTACCTAAATTAGAAGCTAATTCTCCAGTTATAAATCCAGGATTTAAATATTCATCAATTATTTCTCCCACTCCACCAACACTATTTGGAAAAGCTCTAAGTTTTTCTTGTGTTGTAAATCCTCCTTTGTTAATGTCTCCTTTATTATTTTTAGCCTTTTGTCTTTCTGCTATAACTTCTTTAGTATTAGATAATGCTCTTTTTTGAGCTTGGTCAGAAGTAGCTACAGCTTCTAGTTTTTCTTTATCTGTCATCTTTCTAGGGATGACATTTCTTGTAGCATCTTGACGCATTGGTTCATTTGTATATTTACTTAACCAATCTCCATTCTGAGCCATAGGAAACTCTGTAACCTTCTCACCATCAAACTTATAATCTTGATTAGGATACATCATCTGTGTATCACCTGTATCAGATACACCAAGTACAGGATAGTCAACTCCCTGCATAGTGATGTCATTAGAACCTATCTCTGTTATCTCACCTGGATGAGCCCATTGACCCATATCATCTTTAATAACTTTCTTACCATTCTTACTTATACTCTTAGGTTTGAAGTCTAAACCTTCTTGGTAAAACTTCATCTCTTGACCATTCTGAGCACTAGCTAATGTCTTCTTTGTATACTTACCATTAGCAGGTGCTGAGCCAGCTGTGCGTGCATATGTGAATCCTACAGCACCTGGAATACCTCCACCCATTGCATAATTAGGATTGTTATAAGCTTTACCTTTGTCAATACTATTTAATACATCTGTGCCTTTCTTATATCCATTATTTGAATACCATTGAGCATCTTGTTCATTTTTAAAATTAATATACTCTCCTGTACGTCTAGCATAATCAACAGCTGTTCTTCTATCAACTACTGGTCCTGGCTTATCTAAGTATTGTAATTTTCCAGGTTGAGTGTAGACATCTAATGGATTAAATGTTTTAGGATTTACCACTGTAGGAAAAACCATATTATCAGCATCAGCCATATAATGAGTAGACATTTCACCACTTGGAGTTTGTGATAGATGTATTGGAGCAGGAGGATTATTCTTATCATAATACCTTTGTACAAAATCCTTATCCATATTAGCATTGTTAACACTATCTACCCATGCTTTATTATGTAAATTACCACCATTCTGAAACTGTCCACCCCATGCAGGAGAATAGTTTCTTCCTTTTGTATTCCATCCAGCACCAACAAAGTTTGGACCTACAGATGCTTGTGCATCATTATAGTTACCTTGTTTACCATAGTTATCTTTAGTCTTTTTCTTTAAGACTAATCCTCCTTGTTCATATTTATCTAACCAATTTGCCATTATTTGTAAGAGATTTGAGCAGGTGTAACAATGAATTGACTCACTATATGAGAAATAGAGCTATTATCAAGAATGTGTCTCACTCTCAATCCTTTAGCTCTTAAAGGTTCTTTTCTAAATGATCTCTTTCCATAATCCATATTAACTTGATTAACCACCTTATCTAATGATAATGAGCAACATGTTGTTAAGAATAAAGGAGAGTATTTATCTTTAACCAATCCCCAGAATGTATTGTATTTATAGAAGTTATCTGACTTAGTATATAATATAGTTTTACTGTCTGAGTTATATATTGGATAGGTTAAGTATTGCTTTAAGTTATGAAGAGGCTTTGGTACAAGTTCAAGTACACCTGTGGATTGTTGTCCATTGTATAATACAGCTTTATTAAACCATTGATTATCAACCTCTATTTTTCTATTTGTATTATATGTACCATCATCTGGTAGATAGTTATAAACTCTACTATAATCTATTACGTTCTGTAATATCTCATCATTGCTTTGATAAGAAAAAGGATATTCAATGATGTAAGGTTCTACATTACCATAGTATTTATTGTAGTTCACTGTATCTGTTAAGTGTCTCCACATAGATGCTGTATTACAAGGCTTATATGTTATAGCAGCAAGTTCTTCTATAGTGGCAGTTCCAATAGTAACTTCTATAGATGTATTACACTTTCCTACAGATGTTATAATAATCTTAGTAACAGTATCATCCACACTGATAGTATAACCATCAATAAGATTTTGTTTGGTTACATCAGTGCCTAAAACATTTCCTTGAACATCAGAAATGTTGAATGGTCCTGTTCTACCACCTGAGCATGTTAATCTTATTATTACTGTTTTAGTCATTGTGTTATGTTTAAATACAATCTGTACAATCTGCTGTTCCATCAAATGCACAAAGTTCAGGTACTAATTCTGCTGTACCAGACAAGTTACAATATCTTATTGTTGTTGTTGTGGTTGTTGTAGTAGAAGAAGGAATTTCTGTAACAGCTATTGCTGTCATATCACATCCCTCATTTAAACCAGAATAGAAGAAATTACTTTCTCCTATATAGAAATTAGGTAGATATGAATGGAAACTTACCCAGCTTTTTGTGTTTACATTGAAAGATAAAGTCCATGATTTATTACAGAAGTATTCTAAATCTGTTAAGCTTACAATCTTTTTTACCTCAGTTCCACCAGCTATAGGTTGATATACATAGAACTCTTTAGCTACGCTATCATACAATACATTATTAGAATGAGGAATATAATCCAACTTAGTAATAATCACTCTATCATAGTTACTATCATATACACCATGTAAACCAAGTCCTTTAAAGTTATTATCTATATCAACAGTTGGAAAGTATCTTAGTATCTCAAAGGCTAAATAATCTGTAAAGAATCTTTGTAAGCCACTACCAAATCCTGATATATCTACTGCTTGGGTACCACTAATTAAGAAGATTTGTCCTCTCTTGGCATCTACAGTAACTTGACCTTGAGGTATCTTAAGCAACATTTTATTTTGACTTCCTACATATCCTAAGTCTGTTTCAGCAAAGTCAACAGGAGGTGCATTACCAAATAACTCATTACCACCTAAATAGGCAGACTGAGGATTACTTGTATTCATTGTTAACAAGTTATTGTATAACAATGTCTTATTCTCAAATCTAGCTAATGTAGCTCTGTTCTGTATACCATCTAATGATACTAACTTACCATAGTTTTGAGGGAAGTCAAAGAAGTTAAGTGGACGATAAATCAACCAGCTGTTGATTCTATTATCACTATAGCTTTCTTGTTTATCAGAATAGATTGCTCTGAATGGGAAGTAAGTAAAACATAATTGTTTCTTCCAGTCTGTAGGCAAGTGAGAGAAATAGTTCTCTGTGTTTTGCTTAGAGTAGGTAGTATTATAATAGTAAGTATTATCAAATGCAATAGGAACTCTACTTTCTTGGAACCATGCATCAGGAATACCTGAGCTTACATGTGGATAGTAGTCACCTTCTAAGTTATTAAATGCCTGACGTAAGTCTACATTAATAGAACTCTCTACATAGAAATAAGGTACACCATAAGCAAACAAATACATCTTTCCATCATAAACATAGTTAAGTGTTCCTTGTGTAGTAGTACCAACAGCAATAGTTGTAGATGTAGATGTAGAAGATGTAGATGTAGTTGTAGTATCTACAATACTATCATTAGGACAATCAAGATAGTGAGCTTTCACTGATATGATGTTCTTCATTAATGTTTCTCCTACATAGTAATTGTATAGGATAGATCTAGAAGAATACCAGTATTGTGGATAAGCCACATTAGCTAATTCATCATAGTAAATATCACTATCATCAGGAGCTCCCACTCTGTTATCAATAAAGAATGGTAATTTAGTTTTAAAACCAAACTTACCAATAAATGTATCACCACCAAAAACTACTTCAGGATCAGGGTCAGGAAGACTATTAAATATTCTTTGGAACCCTGTATCAATAGTTTGATATGAATATATCTGTCCCCATTGTCCATTATTAATTGTCTTGATTGAACCATAATAAGAAACAACTTTTATATCTTCTTGATACTCAGGACTTCCACAGTTGTCTGCGTCAGATAAAGTAAATCTTGAGTTATCACTAATTTGACTTACACCTGCTACAACTAATGAAGGAGTTTGGTTAGGATAAGGTAAAGCAGCAACAGCTCCTACACCTTCTCTAGTAGTGATACTTTTAGTATATACTGATGATTCTCTATTCCAGTTATTAAGATCATGATCATCTCCTACAGATTGAACGCCTGGGAATACATATTGATATCTATCAAGTTGTCTTTGTTTAACTCCTTGACCATTAGGTATATCTGCATTGTAGTCATAGCTAGATATAGAATTAAAGGAATATGCAAAGTTTCTTCTAGTAGCTCCATTGATGTAAATCTGTAGATAGGATTGATATGCTGTGAACATAGCTGTTGCACTGAATCCTCCTAGATCTGCAATTAATTTACTAGAGTTCAAAGCTTCTACTTGTGCTTGTTTAGTAAGAAGTCTATACATAGAATGCTTCTGTACTTGTGCAAAATGAGCTCTACCAGCACCAAATAATACACTCTCTAACTTAAGAACAGATCCTAATGTAGGCTGTCCAAAAGAAGTTTCAGGAGAGTTAAACACTTGTCTATATCTAGATTGTTCATTGTTAAATCCATCTAACTGATTAGGATAACATTGGCTATTCTTATTGTTGTTATTACCAACAATAGTATATCTATCACATCCTGATATATATTTAGGAACAGTGGATGAGTTGACTGTCACTGGATTGTTTGATCCTACAATAACTGTTTGACCTAATCCAGATACAGGATCTGTATAGCCAATCAATACATTACATGAAGCAGTGATTGTATATGATCTAGCTGTGACATCTGTAATTGTAGCAGACCCACTATTTACTACAGGAACTGTAAGAGAGCATAGTTGTGTAGTAGATAAAGTGAAGTTTAATGTAGCTACATTTCCTGTTACACAATCTGTATATTGAAGAACACCAGGAGTGCTCACTGCAATTTTATATGTATTACATTGAGAGTTATATGCATTATTTTGCTCAAGTAAGAAAGGATCTTTATTTAAGTCATTATAAGGATAGTTAGGATAGTAGAAATAAGTAGGAACTACATCTAAAGGATTACCTGAAGTTGCTGTATTAGTTCTTGCATACTTGCCTACATTTCTTAATATACCTTTACCAATAATAGATTTATTAGTACTTCTGTTACCTCTCACTATTTTGAATCCAACAATAGAGGCTTTCTCTGCAGCTGTTAAATTAGATGCTTGGATAAGGAATGCTACTTGTTGTACATCTATCTTTACACCTATTGGATATACAGCACTGGCTGTTTGCATCACTGGTGCAATTTGACCACCAGCATAAATAATAGGTGCACTTTCAAAATGAGGACTTACAAGTACATCAGGAAATTTGTGATGTCTAATTGGTTGATTAGCAAGATCTCCCCATACATCTACATTACATGGATACGTATCTGTAGATTCCCAATATGCAAAATTACCATACTGATATGGATATGCTTCTCCAATCTTAGGATCACCATTTGCAGGATATGTAGTTAATACACTACCTGTATTATATATCTTCCAATAAGGAGCTTCAGTGCCCTCTCCAATAAAGTCAGCATTAGTATTAGATACAGGAACTAAATCAGCAGCAGTTGCTGTTCTACCAGGAATATGGAAACCATCTGTTTGTTTACCATTATCCAATAAGAATACTATTTCAAATGCATACACTTCATCTCTTAGATATCCTCTAAGATTGGCAGTGTAGAATCCATCAGCATATGTATTACCAGCTGGTAACTTATATGTTTCCCATTGAAGCTGAATTTGACTAGCTATCTTTTGATAGTTAAGTCTATCAATAGATGTAAGATTGTCCCAAACAATAACATCTTGTACATTTGTTACGTCTTGAGCAATATCATAATAGGGAAACTTTTCAAGTATGTCAGCTAAGCTCAAAGGAATTTGAGTTTGATTCTGACCTGTGTAAGTGATTGTTCTAGTTTTATCTTGAACATTATATGTTCCTACAAGTTCTACAGTGGAAGCACCATTGATAGTCTTTATAACTGCTAAGTTAAAATACTGAAAATAGCCTGTAATATCTATGTCACTAATCTTAACTACAATAGACTTTCCTACAGAATAGTTAAAGTCTGGTGTGGTTATCTCTGTATTTGCAATAGATGTAGGATTAGTTACTGAGTAGTAGGATGTATATCCATCTCCTGATGCGTTACAATATTGAATAGCAAATTGATAAGCACCTGCTTGTAAATCTCCACCTACAACAATATCAGTAATTTGTAAGTTAGGAATACTAAAGGTGGGTTGTACTTTTAATTTATTACAATCAAGTACAGCAGTAATAATAGGATCACAGTTTTGACTACCTGTATATGTAGTGATGTATGGAACTTGTTCAATATTAATATATCTTCTTGGATTCAATCCATCAGTCCAATAAACTTCTGTACTACAATTAGTAATCTTATGTACAGACTTTTGTATTGGATAGTTTATATCAAAGTTTAAACAGTCAGAAGTAGCACAAACAGTTAAGTCTGTGTTAGGAATAGGAGTACATAATATGTGATAAATACAATCATTATTATTCATATATCCTATTTGACTTCCTCCTGTTTGAGGATTAGTTAAAAAGAATATGTGTAAGTTTTTCTCCTGAATAAAATGATTACCAATAACTTGATAACCACTAGGAAAGTTTAGGCAAAACTCATTAGATAACTCATTTTGATAGTTCACAGAATTACCATCAAAGTTTTCTAATGCTGCGTTTAGGGCATAGGAAAGCTTACCCTTCTGTTTTTGATTGACAGAAGAGTCCAGATCCATACCCACTCTACCAAGGTTATATTCTTGCCTTACGTTAGAGGTATCCTGATTAACTGTTCCATCCATATCCATATCTTGAGCTTCTATTTGGTAATTCATATTGTGCAAAACGTTGTAAGTCATTTCTTACTCTTCTTTGCTTAGTCCATGCATCTTGTTTCTTAACTTCAATGTAAGCCATAATAAATGCCTCATCTGAAAGTTGTTTGTAGTATCCTAGCTTTTGTTGTATTTGATTGAATGTCTCATCATTGATTTGATTAGACAATGTTTCAAATACCTTGTATTTAATGAATGCTTCAATGTACTCTCTGATACGATAGTTGTCAGGAATCAATTGATTACCTGTAGCATCATAATCTGTAGCATAGAATATCATATGAACCACACCACAATTGAAATTAGTAACAAACTTATTATCTCTAATATCAAAGCTATCATAGCTAGCTGAACCTGGAGTGAACTCATGTACTGGAGGTACGTTTGAATAAAACTGCCAAGCATCTGTATAGCTAACGTCACACTTGCCTTGACAAGATATGTTACCTGGTTTTAATAAGTATTCTTTTCTTATAGCTCTAGCAACTTGTTGATTTGTTTTGTATACTGCTTGAATAAGCTCAGGCATACATGCAGGACATCCTGTAGTACATTGTGGATTAGTACATGGTACTGTTCCACTAATTATAGGACTTACTTGTATTGTTGTTTCAGAAGCAGCTTGGGCATAGAATGAATTGGCTGTTTGATATGGAAGCTGAGGTATCTCTGTACACATCCAAGCTTCTCTAACAGCAAAAAAGTTGTCAGGAAGTCTAGCTTCAAATCCAGAAATATCCAATGTTTGTTCAGCAATAACATAACTTGATCTACCTAACTTCTGTAGACTTTTGTCTAAGTAGGTAGGGAACATCAAATCATCTACTGCTCCTGTGTCAAAGTAGGATTTTAACTCTTCCTTAACAATTGAATAGACTGGTTCAGGAGAGACAAAATTGTACCTGTAATAGTATGCCATGTTGTTTTATTTTTTCCATTCCCTGTAAAGGTGCTGGTATTTATCATCTGTTTTTAGATAGTGTGATAACAATCTAGATGTTGTACGAGAAGGTTTGAAGTACCATAAATTGATGTTACGAATTCTGGTTGACTCTTTAAACCACATCCAACCAAAAAAGAATCCTTCTGTATGATAGTTGAAATTATAGATAATCTTTCCTCTCTCTTTGCTTCTTTTCCAATCCACTGGTAAGTTAACATATTCTTTACCATTGATATCTTTTAGTTTCCTTCTCTTCTTTTTATTGATAGAGAACTCACCAAAGCCAAAAGGAAGTCTTGCCTTCTCTCCTGTTTCTAGAATGTAGTTTTTGAAATTCTCATTATATAAATATATAATGTTTCTCCACTCATCAAATGTAATTCTGATAGTGGGATTTTTATTGCAAAAGTTATTATAGTTTTCTCTACTGGAACTTCTCCAGTCAATCTTAGTACGCATTAGCTAGTTGGTTTAGCATTAGGAGCTTGACCATCTATACCTTCAAAGGTCATGTCTGTCTTAATGCTAAAGTATGTAGATAACAATTTTTGAGAGGTTAGTTCTAAAACTTGTTTCTCCAGATAACCAGGACATCCAAACTCTTTATCCAAAGGATTCATGCAATAGTCTTCATCACTCACTGGAGGAGTGGGACCACATGCACAATCTTGTGGGTATAGTATATCATTAGGCACGTCTTCTTCAAAGAAGGCAGCTATTCTAACTGATTGTAAGAATGGATTATTTACATATAAATATCCACCATTTGCAATCCAGTAGTACTGATCAGCTTTAATGATAGGAAGCTTTAATAAATTTAAGTATCTGTTAATTGTAATCTCTTTAAATCTTTTACCTCTACCACCCATTGCGTTGATAGAATAAACACCTTGGATTAAGTATTGGTAGTTTCCTTCACTAATGCGAGGAAGTTTGTATTTGCTTCTAGCTACTTGACAAGGATCAACATATTCACAGCAATCAGAAATAGGAACTGATATCATATCTAAGCAAGGAAGCGTCTGGAATACAGTATCTGTAGCCCAAAGCTTTCTGAGATTTGTTTCTCTCTTTATTAGTAAAATTGTGTTGTTCTTGATTTCAGACGCAACAACTCTATCTGTTATCAAGTTGTCTGTTGATAATAGTTTGTGCATTGCACGCACATCTGAAACCATTTTCCTTAATGTAGCCATTATAAATACTGTTTATATATATTTGTCATTCCTGAGCCCTGCTCTATTAAGAATCCTGTCACTTCAGCTTTAGACATTACGTGACCATTCTTATCATCCCAAAGACTCTTAGCATTAGAGAATGCTGGAATTTGGTAAAACTTTATACCATTGAAATCATGACTCACTTCATGGTGTTTATCTCCTGTGAATATGTAGAAGTTATTATGGAAAGACCACCCTTCTCTATATTCTATTGGAAATATTGCAGCTAACTTAGCAGGTTTAATAGCATCTCCATGATTAAACATTATTGCTGAACCACCATAACTTACATACTTTCTATACTTAGGTGAGTTATCAAAGCTTACTCTCTCTGTATTTTTAAAGAATGCTTTTAACCAAGTCACCATATGCCATCCTACAAACTCATCATGATTACCTGCTACATAGATTATATTAACATTTTCAGCATATTGTAATAACATTGTAATCATCAATACTTCATGGTCACATATAAAACTAAATGAATCATGGAATGTATGTGTATTGGTTTGAGGAGTTCCTTTTGTTGTAGCTCCTGTAAATTCACTATTGAACTCATCAGAACCAATGATGTATGTAATTTGATCTAAGTTATTTGAAAGCTGTGCTTGATTAGCAATAAGTTCCACCTTGTATATGATAGAAGCTAATCTATCAGTGATGTTATTATTACCATCAATATCATATTTATTTAAGTGAGAGTCCTGTTTATTGATAATCAACATAGCAGGAAACTTATATTCAGTGAACTTAGGCCTCATAACTTCCTGACTTACAGGCTGATATGAAGCTAAAAAGTCTACAAAACTATCTTGAAAAACTTGTTCTGTAGACTTCTTTCCTAACCATGCTTTGACTTGCCAATGAGGATGTTCACCATTTCCCCAGTAGTTCTGTACGTATTTGGTTATTTCCCATTTCTCTGTGTCTATCTTACACTTTATTATGAGCTCATCTAAGCTCTTGATTTCTTCCTTTGTATTGAAGACTACTTCTCCTGTTCCTTTATGTAAGTCTTCTTCAAACCTTATTATGGTTTCTTCTAGATCAGATATGTAGTTTCCTACTTCTGCATCTTCTTCAGCCTTTTCACCATTTCTTAGTTCCTTTAATAAATCATCAACTTCTAATTCTGTAATTCCAAGCTTGTCAGCGTAGAACTTCTTACTCTTTTTCCAATGCAGAATCTCTTCTAGCTGGTTCAGCAAGGATTGATTTTCAGGCATGTATAGTTAAATTTAGTTAAAATTACTGTAAAGATAGGAACTATTTCTGACATCCCCAAAATTTTACTAACTATTTTAATTATATAGAATAACTTTTTTTGTTATAGTTAAAATAAAAACCCCCAGCCTAGAAAGGCCAGGGGGTCCCCTGTAAACCAACAAACAGGGTTTTTGAATATTATACTGAACAAGCTAGATTGCAAACACTATTGCCACCTATTGTATCTAAAATCACAGAAATACTTTCAGTTGTTGAAGAAGTTATTTGATAAACCACTCCACTATGAACTAAGTCACTGTAGTAAAAGTCTGACACATAACTAAATCCTGCTGGGAAAGCCACATTAATGTTTGTTGCATTTAATGTACATCCAGGAAAATCACATATGTATTCATTTGCTATGTAATAGTCATACACTGGAGGTGCTGAAGTTGTAGTGGTAGTTGTTGTACTAGTTGAGCTAGTTGTAGTAGTTGTGGTTGTAACACCAGCAATTAACATATCAATATAATTAGTACAGGTTCCTGTAGAAGATGTTCTAATTATTGTAGCATCAGCAGGTACACCTGATAGGGTGTAGCCAGCTTGTAATGCTGATTTAGCCACTCCTGTGGCAAGTGGGGTAGTATATCCATCTGAATCTGAATAGAGATTAAATGGACCTGTATCTGCCCCAGCTAAGGTTAAGGTTACTAATACTGTCATATTGGTTTATTTATGGAGCTATTGTTGTAGTAGTGGTAGTGGTTAAACTATATACTAATACCTTTAATTGAAGAATAGCATCATCTATCTCAGATAATGCACAGTCTAAATTTTGTCCAGTTTGCACACCAGTGCCTGGTAAGTTTGGACCATTATATATCACCTGACTTGCCACTGTTGCACAAGGAGCAGATACACAATTAGCACTAGGTCTATAATAAGCAGTATAACAAGGATTGCAAGAAGAGCAAGACATTTTATTTTATTTTAAATAGATTAAGGAATATACATGATATAATAAGCAGCTATGACAGGTTGGATGTTTGGATGACCTTCTCCATTTCCTGTAGCATTAACTTGTACAGTTGTACTAGCTGTAGCTGAAATACCTGTAGTGGCTGATGTAGTTGCTCTATTATTTGATCCAGCTTCACTACCTAATACATTATTTCCATCTCCACCATTTTTATTTAAGTAGTTGACAAAATGAGCATGACCAGGATCAGTTATTGAAACAGAAGTTGATGCTGATGATGTATGTGAGTGAGCAGGTAATTGTGGTGTAACTAAAACTACACTATTAGATCCATCTGTATCTAGTAATGCATAATTAGGATTAGCAGGATTTGAAGGATTCACAGCAGCATCTAAACCAATACCAATAGGTGGTACATCTACAATAGCTCCAACAGCAACACGTCCTCTTTTATCAGGAGTGCCATTTAAGCCATTACATAGATACACCTTATAGAATCCATTTCCTGGAATACCAGCACCTGTACCATCAAAGTTATCTAATGAACCATAATATTCATATGCTACAAAAGGAACCATCTTTGATGATTGCTGAGTAGATCCACTTGGTAAGCTAGCTAAATAAGCTGCTACTAATGCATCAAAGTCTGCAAGCTTAACATAGTTTGTATTTAAGTCAAGCTCAAGAGCATATACATCTAAAACAGTTGTACAAAGTTTGTCTATAGTAGCTTGGAGAACTTGATGTGTTACAGAGTTTCCAGGAACCACTGTAAGGCATTCTGTTGTGTAAGGAGCTTCTATATCAAAAATAAGTCCTGCTCCTATATCATATTGTGCTTGAAGAGCACAAACAGACTTTGTTAAAGCTTCAAATATTTGTGCAGATGTCCATGTATCTGGTATAGTTGGACCAGGCAAGTAAGTATTTATAAGAGCACAACGTATTGCTTCTATTAAAAGAATTTTATCTCCTTCTCCAGTTAAAAGAGGAACAAGATTATTAATTATGTTCTCTAAAGTGGTTTGAAGATTATCTCCATTTTGTATATCTAAAGGTACACTGTCAAGACCTGTATATCTAACACATTGATCAGATACAGTCTCTACGCAACCATTGTAGCAAGAATCACAAGACATGGTTTAATTTATTTATGAATTAACACTTTAACTCTACTTATAATCTGATAGTCAGTGGGCATGCCACAGTCCATAGCATAATAAGGATTACAAAGTCTGTATGTTAATATTTGTTTATAATGTAATAAATCATCTATTACTTCCCCAGGAATATAATTATTCATAGAGAATATAATATTATTATACTGAAGCTTAGCCCAGTATGTAAGCTTTTCATCAATCTCAGTTAACGTGAATGGGATTGTACAATTAACTAAACAATCTGTTAATCTTGGTGTAAGCATTCTTTAATCTTTTTGTAGCATTCTTCACTTTGTTGTGACATGCTGAACATAGGCCATTAATTAATTGACAGCCACATCCAACACTCAGACCACAGTTTCTACAGTTTGCCATATTAAGGGAAATTAATAATATAGTTGTTTCCTGTACAACCACATTGGTTTGCAATAAAATAATCTAATTGTCTATTAGCTTGGGCATATAGTTTATTTGCTGTATCTATAGCACAGTTATTAGCTGCTGCTATTGATCCTTGAATCATATACCAAACACTATTAAGAACTACTTTTGCTTGGGTCCTAATAGCTGAATCACATTCCATCATGTCAAGCTTCATAAATGCAGAATCAAACTTCTCTTGTATTCTATCAGTACGCATAATATTCTTTTCTCTAAAGTATGTAGTTGCAGGTGCAACTGAATACTTCATGAAATATACGCCATCAGGAAGAGGATCTAATGCTGGAAAATCACTTAGTCCTAATATAATTGAGTTATAGACATTAAAATCTTGTGGGATAAATGGAACATTGACAGGATCAGGAAAACCAGGAATAGTAATCTCCATGTTAGCACCACTAACATTTGGTGGGTTTGTATCATACGTAGATATATCAGCCACACCAAGTGTCTGAGTATTATACGTATTGATTACTAAAAAATCTAATATCATGGTTTGTTATAATAAAAATGCCAGAGGACTTGAGATATCCTCTCACCCTCTGGCATAGGTTAATATAATACTACCTTATTTCTTAAGGAATTTGGGTAGTAGTTGTTGTTGTTGTACTAGTAGAACTTGTTGTTGTACTTGTAGTAGTAACACATACGTTATCACCAGCTACAGGTCCTAAACCAGCTACTAAGATAGCTTCAATTGCAGATGTTGCACCTTGAGGAACAGCAAGAATTACTGTACTATCCTCCATGATATAATCACCCCATTGATAAGCAGACTTATCATATTCATTGAATTTGATATAGTATAAATCATATACTGTACCATTGCTTACCCAAGACTCAAAGTTCTCGTTGTAACCATTCATTCTGTATAAGTGCTTTAAGTAACCAGCTTGATAGCTATAGAAGTTCTTTTCTAATTGTTGAACCTCAGCAGAAGTTCCAGCAGGATAGCTAGATCTTTGACGAACAATTGGTTCAGCTATCACATTACAAGGATCAGCAACGATGAAGTCAGCAGTTGTTGCAGGACCAGCGTAAATGAAAGTTCTGAAATAAAATCTGTCATACTCCCAAGGATCAGCAGCAACGTCACAAGGTTGTCCATAAACAGTTAATGGTTTACCAGTGATACGTAAGAATGCATTTTGATCATTACCAACTCTTTGGAAACTGTAGAATTGAGTAAAGTAAATGTTCTCAGGGGCATTACCTGGAGCATGTAAATTCAATTGATAGATTAAACGATCAATTAGTTCTGGAACGTCAACGTCAGAGCAAGGGTTTTCACCACATGCTAAACATGGAGCATTTACAACTACAGATTTAGTCCAACCATTGAAATACAATGTTTGTAAGTAATTTGAGAAACCACGTAATGTTAAAGTAACAATATCACCTGGCTTAACATTGAAGTTAACTACATCTGTAATTTGATTTACAGCTGTACCACAACCAATTGATTTGTACCATTCAGTTACGTTTGATTTACATGATTGACCACCAGGACATCCAGCAATCTTATCAGAACGCTTAGAGCCTTGTAAATATGTGTTTGTTCTACCTTGAGCGACATAGAAGTAAGGATAGTCAGCTATATTACCTGCATTAGCTACAGTGTAAAGACTAGTGAAAATTCCTACTTGACCAGCTGTTAAATCTTGCGTGGACCCAGTGCTAGGTAGAGTGTTTCCTACTGGCACCACGAAGAGCGTGGTTAATGAAAAATCAGCCATTTTGCTTTATATTTAATTGTGAAAAATTATTCGTTTGTTTGAATTCTGTAGATTGAACTTTGTACAGCACTTTGGTTTTCTGTATACATAGCCAAGTTTTGTACTGTCAAATCTAACAATTCATCTTCTAGATATAGTTCAAGCTCGCAGTCTTGATCAAAGGAAGGTAAACCATCTAACATAATATATCCTACTTTATTAATATATTGAGGATATCTCATATAAGATATATTTATAGTTTTTGGTATAAATGTACCATCTGTAAATATACTTATCTCATCTGAGGAAAGAAAGTTGAATGTCTCTTGATATTCAAAGGAAGGTCTATAGTGAACATTGTTTAAGCAAAACTGTAAGTCACCATGCTTAGCTAAGTCTCTATTAATCCATATCTTTCTGTCTCTACATCTTCCTTTATCTGCTATTACGTAACTATCTACATAGAACATATACTTAGGATCAAGAAGATGGATGTTTGCAAACCATTGATTTAGTTCAGCATTTTTCAATGCTAGGGTAAGAGGTTGATTATTATAAGTAACAACCAAGCTTTGAAGGTCTTCATAACGCTTCTTAAAAGCATCCATACCATAACCAGAATTTGTACTCCATCCATCAACCTTTTGCTTTATGAGCTTTATTTGAGCTTCATTTAATGCTAAGATCTTATCTTCTAAGTTCACTACTTGATGATCATTTGTGGATAGTTTATTTAGTTTCTGGTCAATCTTATATAATAAACTATCTACTGGGATCATAGTGAAGCTATTTTTTTTCCTTTTAATTTACCTTCTAAAACTAACAATTGATCTTGGTTATCTTCATCTGCTAAGAACTTAACTAAATCATCTTCATCTTTAGCAACTTCAAACTCACCTTCATAAACTTTACCATTAGGTTTTAGTCTGTATACTGAATGAGCAATAGCTTGTTTAACCAAGTCTTTAATATGGAGTAAGTTTTCCTTCATGTCTGCAAATCTACTGAACACCTCTACAGGGTTTAAACCAGTATGTTTACCATTTTTGAATTCTGTTTGTTTTAATAGGTTATCTACTTGATTGTATACAAATTCTTCTCTAGAATCATCTGAAACTGGAAGACCAAGTAAACGAGCTACTTTCTTCTTCTTCTCTGGAGTCATTGCATCAAACTTAACAATAGCCTTGTTGATCAATTGTTTCTTCTTAAACATCACTGCATTTTCAATCTCATCATCAGCCACATAGAATTGTATGTCTGCTGGATATTCACCACGCTCCCAAGCACCATAGCTAGAAGCAATTGTTGGATGAACTCTTAACCATGAAAAAGCTAGCTCTTGTAATGGCATTGACAAATCATAATAATTGTCACCATCCATAAGCTTAACAGGTTGTACATGCATTGTATCATCTGTAGAAGTTGATAAACTGTAATTCCAAAATGAAGAACGTGGACTTAAATCAACACCACCTAATGCATCTTCTAATTTAGTCTTTAATGCTGTTACTCTTTCGATTTCCATCTCTCTTTCTAAAGGATCAATAATTCTTCTTATATAAGAAGCTTTAGGATCTAGTCCTGTTCTGTACTGACCATCTAATTCTTTATAAGGATATTTAAAAACTCCTGTACCAGGAATTCTAGTGTACCCTCTTAAAGCAAGTCCTGCTTGCATTGTTTGCAATTGAGAATTGTTATACTCTTTTTTAATAGTAGAGATTTTTCCTATCTTACCCATTTTTATGTAGTTTTTGTTTGGTTTATAAAAAGTTGATTTCTTCTTTCAATTGTTTTAATCCTATGACAATTTGCACATCTTACTTCACATTTATTTATCTCATTTGTTAGTCTTTCTAAAGACCAAGTATTATTTACTGCATGAGATATGTTTCCTTCTTTATCATCATTGATGTGGTCAAATTCTAGAACTCTAATATCTGTGTTTCCACAGTCTACACAAGGATGATTGTTTAAGTAATTTGTTACGAATTCTCTGTTTCTCTTTTTACAAACCTCTCTAGAACTGCTTCTATTAAGTTTAATAGATTCTTCCTTATTCAAACATTTATACCTACCCATATGTAGTTTTATTTGCAGATGGCTCCCAGTGAAGGGTTAGCGAATGGGCACTCCCCATTCCATCCATCTGTGTAGAGAAGACTCCCCCACTCTGAAGTGGGGGGGAATTCTTCTCTGTATTTTTTCTAGGGACTTTACTCCTAGATATTTTTTAGTATTGTGGTATTTCTTCGATCAACACTGTACGTGATAAATCTTCAATAAACACATCACAACGATCTTTCATCCATAATTCATAACCAGGGAATTTGTTTGCAGAACTCATACCTTGAGACTTAGCAAAGCCTAAGTGGTGACGAGTACCATCAATATAACCCCAAGTCATAGAAGGTGCACCCTTCATACGAACTTCACGAATGTTGTTAACCATAGAACCATCAGACATTGGAGATACATCAAACACCATAAATACTGGAGTTGATTTCTTGTTTTGTCCAAATTCTAAGTTTGTTTGAGGAAGGTCTAATTCTTTTAAGTGAATTAACTCAACACGACCAGTCTCACGAGTAACCATTGCATCGAATGCAAAGTTGTAAGTGATGTGTTGACCTTCTCCTTGCATGTAACGATTTCCAGAATCAGCCATGAAAGTTAAACCAGAATTTAATGCATCTGTTTTCAAAGCTTGTTGGAATACGTCAAAGCCAGCTTCATTAGTGTACATTTTTACACGTCTGTCTTTAACATCCACACGTCTGTAGAATAAGTCACCAAATACAGCACGAATCAAGTTAGCTGTGAACTCACCACGATTGTATTGTACTAAGTTACCATTATTACGCATTCTGTAGTATACACCAGCAGAAGTTTTCTTTAATTCTTGCTTAGAACCATTAGTCTTCACAGTTCCAGGACGAGCCCAGATCATACGCTTAACTTTTAATTCTAACATAGACTTACGCATCCAGAACTCAATAAATGGTTCCCATTTAACATCATTACGAGTTAAAGGTAATTGGTTACGTCTTTGAGGAGCGTATACTAAGATATCCAAAGGATTACCTTTTGCATCACGCATCATTTTGTCATCAGCCCACTCAGTGATTTTGTGCTCATAACCATATGCAGAACCTAAAGATTCAAACATTGTGATTTGCTCACCTAAACGAGGAAGACCTAATAAGTCTTGATCAAACTCACCAATTGCAGCATCAACTAATTCTAGTTCGATACCTGTTAATAAGAACTGAGGACTTACAAAATCTACTGTAGGATTATCACTCACCAAAGTGAATGTGTATAAGTATCCAACGTTCCAAGGAACTGGATCTTTTACTACGTAGAAACGAGGACCATATTGACGAGTACCTACAGACACAATTGCATTCTTAGAGAATTCATTGGTATCAATGATTAATTGAAATTCATGTCCATCAATACCTGGCTTTGGTAAGTCATGAGTACTTGTTGGAATGTCAATGATTTTTGGGAACTTGTAAGGAACTTGTACTTGCCACTTCCAAGCATCACTATTATTATCAATATAGTAAGGAGTGCTCTTGTTAATCATGTCCAAGAAATCATTACTGTAAAGAGAACTCTGAGTATATAAGCTGATGATCTTTTTATCATAATCAGCAGGCTCAGTTGAGTGAAAGCTTTCCAAGTGGTTTGAATCAGTCAATTTACCTACAGCACGCTTGTCCATAGAAGCGACTCTAGCATAGGTAAAACCAGTTAAACCTGGGATTGTTTGAATTGCCATTTGTTATTCTTTTTTAATTTTTGTTATAGAAAATTGTTATTGAAACCAAGAAGAGGATTTAGTTGATGGTTTAGATTTCACTGAACTCTTCTGGGCTTGTCTGGCAACTTCACCAAATAACTCGTTTGACTTTTTGGTAATACCTGTCTTTTGAATAGTAGATAATGTAGGATCTTTCTCCATTATCTTCATAAGCAACGCAAGCTTTACTTTTGTTGCATGATTCTCAGGACGTTTAAGCTCCAGAATGGTACGATCAAACTCTGTTAATGTTTCACCAGAATTTGTTTTGTACTTATCTGTTACTAAGAAATCTTGTAGTTCACCAGCTAGTTTTTGATTAATTGGTATGCCATCAAATTCTTTAGCTTTTATCTTCTCTTGTAAAACATTGTTTACATTTTGATAGTATTGCTGTTTGATAGCTTGTTGCTGTTGTAGTTGAGCTGTTCTGTCTTGCTCTAATTGTTGAAGCTTTTGAGCTTCTTTCTTTATTAATACTTTGTGATGTTTAGTAGCAACAGTTTCTAAATCACCATAATTTTTAAGTCTTTCTACCTCTGTTGTAACATCTTCAGGATCAAAGCCTTGATCTGTAAGGGCTTGTTTGATAACTGCCACTTGATTGTTCTCTTGAGTAAGATCCATCTCAGCGAAGGATTGTATTTGGTTGAAAGCTCCAAAGTAATCTTTAGGATTTACACCCTTTACAAATATGGCATCAAATGCTTCTTGATAATCTTCTCCAAATTGACCAATGAAATTGTTTACTATTTCAGTGGCTCCTTTCTTTTTCTCAGCATTAAATCTTTCTAAGAAAGCTTCTGGAGTATCAATTGGTGTATCTTCTTCATCATCATCTTCTTTAGAGAAGACACCTAATTTGAAAAGGTCTCTTGATAAGGCAGTGAATTGGCTAGTAGGACTATCCTCTTCATTATCATCATCATTACTATCTTCTTGATTAGCAGTACCTTGTGCAGCAGGTTTTTTAGCTGGTGCTGGTGCTGGTTCATCTTCATCATTATCCTCCTCTTCATCATCTTCTCCATATAAAAAGCTTTGAATATCCTTCTGAGGATTTTCATCTTTCTTATCTTCTGGAGCAGGGTCTGAAGAGGCTTGTTGTTTAGAAGTAGTTTTCTTAGGAGCAGCTGGGGCAGGAGTAGGTGCAGGATCATTATTAATATCCTGAATATCATCAGGACTAGAAGTTGCACTCTCAGGGGCCAATAAGTCATTTAATAACTCTTGACTACCCATTCCCATATCCATAGTATCTTGAATACTAAAGTTACCCAATTGGGGTGTATCTAAGTTGTCAGCCATATGTAGTTGTATTTATTTGGTTTTCAAGGTGTAAAAGTATATTAAGTTAAATTAATAGCAAAGAGGGAAGGCCCTATATAAGCTATTATTCAGTATAATATAGCATTAACTTTTTTTACTCTAATCTAATTTGTTAGTAAAATTGTCATTTATCAACCTATAGCTTCTTATTGGAGCTAAATCAGTGAGGGTAACTTGTTGAACCTCAACCCCCCACTTGCGTGCTTCCACCCTTACTTTCTTGGTAAGTGTGTTGTCTATTTCTGAATCTGTACATTCTTCTAGAGTCATAGACATAATAACATTTTTGATAATGCTTTGAGCCATATCTGAGAGAGCATCCTGAGCATCATATACTTCTAACAGGAATATCTTAACATCAGCTATCTTATATTTGATCACTCCCTTAACCACAATGTTTTGTTTATCCTTTGTGTATAAAGATTGTGCATCTAAGCTAAGTGTAGTGACTACTACATGTTGGTCTATCACCTCATCAAACATAGGAATTTTAAAGTGCATACCAGGTTTGAGAACTTTTTTAAATCTCCCAAACCTTAGTAATACAGCTTCTTCATAATCCCTGACAATGATAATTGGTGTAAGTTGTAACCACCAGTTGGTGATTATCTCTATCAGTTTATCAAACATAATTATTTAGTTTTCTTACTACTTGCTCTGTTCTTAGCATTTAATTTAGCTATAGCTAAATCATTTGCTTGATTCTCTCTATCTACTTTTAATTTTTCTTTTTCAATAGCTAACTTATTAGCAGCTTGTTTATTCTTAGATTCAATCTCAGACATCTTACTGTCATAGTCTCTCATAGCTTTTGTTTGTTCAGTAGCTAACTTATTGATTTCCAATACATCAGGAGTTCCTGATTTATCAATATCTGATAAAGGACCTGACTTAGATTCAGCTGCAATAAGAGCAATTTCTTTCTTATTGATTCTATCTAACTCATTTTGATAATCATCATGAGCCATCTTCTCTTGTACTTCTTGTTGTGCAGCTTCAATTTGAGCTTGAGCTTGTTGTTGTTGTTGCTGTAATTGCTGTTGCTGTAATTGCATTTGTTGATCTTGCATTTGCTCTTGTCTTTCTTTAAGAGTCTTAAATACTTTCTTCATTTGACGTACAGAGTTAGTACTGTACAATTCAATTACATCATATAAGCTACCACCATTTTGAATAACAGCTTGAGATAATCCTCTAATCTCATCAAACATTTTCTTATCTTCTGGTCTATTAGTTAAGAATACTTTTAAGTCTCTGAACTTTAAGTCTGTACCATTTACAGCTACAAATGCAGATTCTCCTTCAGAAGTAATGTAAGAAATAGTAGATTGAGGTTTAGCACTTTCTACATATAAAGCTGCATCAATAACAGCTTGATATAATTGCCCCATAATATATTCATGTGCTACAAACAATGGTTCTGTTTGAGAATAAGATTGAGTGATAGCTGCATTAGTACCTGTAGCTGATTCACTAGCAGATACAGATCCAAGTCTTTGCTTAGACATACCAATTAATTCCCAACACTCATTCTTTATCTGTTGTGCTAGAGTATATCTTGCTTGGATCTCTGTAGTACGTGTAAGGTCTAAGCTAGTATATTGATTGAAGCTAGATGGACTCTTTAAGTTCTCTGGACTATCATCAACAAATACAACTCCTCTATTACGTGCTTCCATTTCCCAGATATCTAATGCATCTTGTGCATCCCCATCTTTAGGAATAGGAATATGTCTAATAGACATTAATTGCACCTTACCAACTTCTTTCTCAAGTAACTTATATAATTGGTTCATACAAACATTATATATTACTTGGAAAGGTTTCATCATATCTACCAAGCTTCTAGCTTCTGTATTCTTCACCTCAAATGTTTGACCAATGATTGGACAATAAGGTAATAACTTATAAGGTTTAATGTGATAGATATCTGGACCAATCTTGATACCTTGATACCATTGGTTAATCCATCCCCATTCTAATGATTCTTGTGTAGGAATATTTCCAGATTTGTAATTCTCATCTACTAACATAGATTGTTCATTACCCATCTCATCTAAGTAAATTACTTTACCTATTTTCTTTTTACTAATCCAATAGGATCTTACCACTACATACTTGTAACCAAAGCTACTAACATTAGAAGTTAGCCCTAAGAAATCCTTAAGACCATCATTGTTCTCTTTCATTTCAGATTCAATGATCATTCTAGTTTGAAGAACTAATGGATCATATGTATCATATTGTACAGAGTCTTGACCTGGAATAGCATTAGGGTTACCTAAATTAGATTCACGTACATTAATAAGACCATAGTCTTGTAATGAAGAACGCAAGTGATCAATCTCATCTTTAGTAAGATCAGGCACTGCCTCAATAATTTCAGATAGTTCCATTACCTGTACAGTACCAGCAGCATATGCTCCTTGTGCTCTACCTGTAACATCTGAAATCCATTTTCTATCAGGAGTAGTTAAGAACCAAGTATTCTTAGGATTAGCTACCTCTATATTAAAACCAAGCTTTGAATTATCCTCATAGACATGGAAGAATTCTCTAGCAGAGATTAATAGATCTCTAAAAGAATCTTCCCCTTTTTCTTTAAGATTAAACTCAGCCTTTTGACATGTAAGAATATGGTTAGCCCATTTCTCTGCAATAGATGTATAAGAATCTAATTCATCTTTAACTTGATCAATAGTCATTTTGTTTAGCTCTTCAGGATCAATTTCTTGTCCATCAAGCATAGCCTGTTGTTGTATCTTTTGTTTGGCCTCACTTATGATATAATTATTTAATATCTCAGTTTTAAACTCTAGCTCTTCAGCTTTACTATCATCATCAAATGCCTTAACACGAAATGCATCAGGTCTTTTAGATATTTCTCCTACTAACTCATTAATAGGAGTGGTCATTATAGAATAATGTTTTACATAGGCAGGTAGTTCAAGATCTGCTGTAAGCACGTCTGTAAAACTTCTAACCTCTGGTTCTACATAAAAATCTTCTCTTCTTAATATACCTTTTACTAAATCATAGTTCTTAACAAAGGTATCTCTAGCTTTAACATATTCAGCATAAGCTTTATTTGCAAAGTAGTCCATTGTATTCTTTATCCAACTTTCATCCATCTTTTCCTTCTCAGTTTTAAACTGATCAGGAAAGATATTCAGGTAGGCATATCTTATGGTTGCGTCTTTCGTGTATCTTATAATTGCCATTATGAAAACAATTTATTGCGTTTATATTTATTTTTTGATTGTCCAAACATATTATTCCTAGCATCAGTGAAGAGTATGTTTCCTCTCTTCTTCTTAAACATAGATGCCACTCTTTCATCTGATGTCCCACCTATCTTTCCCATAATTGGGTCCATCTTCAAAGCTTGTGCTATGGCTAGTTCTGCAGCTACAATTCTATCAAAGTTACCTTGATCATTGTACTGAATAATCTCTTCAAGTAGTACAGGATCAAATATCTTACTCACACCTAACACTTCTCTAATCACTTCACCTGCTTCATTCTTCTCTTTAAATATAGCAGCTTCCATATATTTCTTAAGACATGTATGTAGATAGTCAATGATCTTTGCAGCAGAACGATGAATACCATAATCTCTTTTTACAGTGGTATTTGGTACAATCTCTTTCAGCCATTCAGGTTGTTTCTCTAGATAATGAGCATCTCCTTTACTCTTCATATATTCAATAAAAGATATATCATCATTCTCACAAAGAGCTCTAGCATTATAATACTTGATAAGAAGTCTAGCTTGTTCTTCCCAAGTTTCTTTCTTTTCAGGTCTAGCTACATACGAAGCTACGAACATATCCTGATATTTCTCTCCTGAAATTTCATGCATCCTCTTATAAATATATACAGCTCCCAATGAGGAACTGTATGCTGATTTACCTTGTCTATATGGATCGACTCCTGCTACATACAATCCATAAGGAGGATTGTCTATAGGGAATTCATATATTACGACAGGTGCTTCTTTAAGATCTGAGTTCTTTAAAGGGAAGTTTGATATAGGTAGCTTATCTGTAAACTCATGAGCTATCTTCTCACCATCATTAAACAATATAACAGGAACTCCTGTTTTTTCTTGTTGTAATAATCTAAACTTCTGTCTCTTAGCAGCCTCAATATCAAAGATATTAGTATCCTCATTTAAGAAAATATCATCTACCTCCATTGGGTAATACATCTTTTCTTTTAAATAAGCTATTCTATCTCCAGCTTTTTTAAGTCTTTCTAAATTAGTATTAGTTATTTGAATAGCTTTTTCTTCATTACTAACAAGCATTTTAACTTTATGTACATCTGAACCAGCAGGTTCATTTAAGTATGCTCCTAATGTAGAATCTTCTTTTGCCTCCATTCTATACTTAGCTGGGATGAACAAACCATGTATGCGTTTATCATCTTTACTATTATTATATGTAAGGAAATTAAAGTTATCTACATCAAACATCAAGGATTTAGCATCCATGAATTTCTTCATGTCCCCACCAGTCCCAGTAAGAATGGGGCTACATCCCCAGCCAAAGGGTGTAGTGAAACCAGGAATAGCTGCCTGTAGACCTCTAAGGAAATTACCTTTACCAATCTCATCTATAATTAATTTACGTGGTTTTGTACCTGCAATTGCCTCTTCATTATTACCTTCATCTAAGTTACGTATTAGAATGGAAGAGAATGGGATACGTTCACCAGACCTAGTCTTTATACCCAGAGTCACTTGGTTCTTCCAGTTGTCCTCAATTCTCTGCCATCTCCAATACTCAGGAATGAAATTCAATCCTTTGTCAATCTTATCAGTGATCAGTTTAATATCTGGGGCATTTAAGCCTGCAATAATATTCTGACTGTTCTCATCAAAGGTTGCACCCCATGCAATATAGGATGCTTCTAAAACTGACTTGGCAAAACGTCTAATACCTAGAATAACTAAGCCCCTCTTTTCTTGTTGAGCTCTGTCAATTTCGTTCGTCACAAGCCACTCATTATCTCTCAATAGGGGATTGGCATATTTCTGTGCAATCCTCCCATAACTATCAATTACGTCTACCTCTGTGTGCCAGATGTTTAGGTGCCAATAAAGAAAGGGGTTAATATAAACCCCACCCATCATTGCACCATTCAAACAAAGATCTCTATGAAAATCATGAAAAGGTTTTGACTCTTCACTATTTCTATCAGGTATCCTTTTTTGATTGATGAACCACTCCTTGTAGTCTATAGTTTGTATGTTCATCGTCTGTTTTTAAGGAACTCTTCAGCAGATCCAGATAACTCACCCTTACCTCTAATCTCCACCTTAGCTTCTTCAGCACTCCTTAATTTATCTACCACCTCCACTAAGGCTAAGTAGTTTTTCATTGTTTCTTGTACAAACTTACCTTGTGCTTCTATAGAGGCTATGACCATAGGTAACATTCCTCCTTTAGCTGTAGGTTTCCACTCAATTCTGTCTTTCAACTCATGTAGTGGATTTGCATTTACATAAGCTTTCCATGAAATAAGCTGTTGTTCAGCCCATTCAAGCTCTGTATTTACATATGTAGTTTTTTTAATAGATGCCATCTTCTTCCTCCTCCTTGAGGATGTTATCGAGGTCCATTCCCTCTTTTATTATTTTTTCTAATTCAGACTCATCTGTATGAGGAATATCCATTTCTATTTCAGCTTTATATTTGCTTAGAGCAAATACAAGCTCTTTATCTGTTAATCCCCAGATATCACCATAATCTGCCAAAGCTGTAGCTAGATGTCTTCCAAGATTATATGTTGGAAAACTATTATGTAGTTCTTGCAGAATAGTAATGACTTCTATGTAGGGAGTCTTTTTACTCATATTAATTCATTTAGATCCTCATCAGTTATTTTATGTTGTTTTATCTCTAAGTCTATCTCTTCATCACCTTCTTCAAAGTTATTTACTCCTTCTTCTGACATATAATCTCTGGTAAACACTATAGCCATTCTGTCCTGCTCAACACCAGGAACACCAGCTATGTCAATATAATCCACCCCCTTATTATAGAGTTCAACAAGCGTATCAATTAGCCTGCTCAGTGGTATCTTTTCTATCTTTACTTCCCTCTCCATATATTACATTTATTAGATTATCTTCTTCTTTAGATTCCATCTCTGCCACCCATTTTTCAATTGGGCATGAGCAAGATAAGCATTTCGTTTTTGCTGAGAGTGTACATCCACAATGTGTGCAATGTTTGTCAAACCTTCTAGGTTTCTTTGGCTTGTTTTCAGAACACCATTCACAAGCGTCACAGATGGCTAGTCTTTCCTCACTGACAGCTCTAATGTGAGCTTTCATATCATCAGCTGGAAATAGGTTGTTCTTCCACCCCTCGTATATCTGAGAGAAGTTGATCTTCATATGTAATTTTAGTTTTAAGCAAGTTGATCAATGCTTCTGTTTTCTCTAGTGTCACCTTAGATGAGTGCTTCTTTTGGCTTGATGCATTATCATCTGAAAGTATATATTCTAAGTTTGTCTTTTTATTGGTTAATGATTCTAGTCGTTTTGCAGCTTTCTTATGGTTGAAGAAGAACTTACCAAACCCAGATATCTCTATACTATTGTTTACATCCATAGCTTCATTGGCAGACTGAAACTGGTGGTTCACCACTGTCTCAATTGTCTTCTCAGACACCATCATCTTCACAGCCAAGGTTCTAACTAAGTAATCCTTTACAGACATACTTATTGGCTTATCCATGTATTAAAGTTATTTGTAATACAATATTCTTCTCGAAGTTTAGGAGAATGATGGGGTTCACCTTCACCTTTGTTCCATCCTTTACAAACACTCCTAGCTTCTTTAATCTACTAATGATGTTGTTCATAGCAGCTGGTGTACTGTTATAGTTCTCACAAAACTCCTTCCTTATATTAGCATAGGATATATTACCCTTTATAGCTGTAAAGGCTGTAAGCTGTATTTCCCTTTTTGTAAGCTTTAGTTCATTGACATCTGACAATAGCTTGTAATACTTCTCAGCCATAGCTATCTCACTCTTCACTGATGTCTTCAGTCGCTGTACAATTGGTTGTATTGGTTTAGTTTCCATAATTAGTTGACACACAAAGGTAAACACATATCCTCTATCTACAAATAACTATTTTAGTTATGAGGAAAGTTAATGCTATATTATGCTTCAAATTTTCTGAAGATGGCTATAAAGCAAAAAAGCAACAGCCCAATCCTGAGTTCTTGTTCGAGTGTGTCATCATCTCTATAGTAGTTTCTATTGGACACACCTAATTCAAAGTTATTAAAGTCTGTAGGCATAAACTCTATTCCTATCTCCCATTCATCGAAGTAGTAGAATCCCCATCCTATTACAGCCACTATAAGTAACACTAATATATACACCAGTATTTGTACGACTATCATATCTAAGCTTGTTTGACGAGATGTGGAGTTTATTCCCCACCCTCCACCCTCAAAGATACAGGTAAAAATAATTACCTACCAAATTTATTTTTGACAAGGGATTATAATCTTGGTACAGCAACATATTATAATGTCCCTTATAAAGGACACTCCTAGGTTAAGCATGTCCCTTATAATACACATTATGTAAAGCAATACCTTTACAATATGTAAACTAAAGTAAAGCTATAGGTTGACAAATCAGGAAGTGTCTGTAACAAATAACCATATAAATATGTCACAAATATTTGAAAAACTGTGACATAACAGTTGCATGAAAACTTGGAAAAATTCATGCAAAAAGGTTCCTCATGGAACTATCCCCTGCTTTGACTATGTACACAATTTTTTTAGCATGCCCCCATTCTTATCAACCCATCCCCCCTAGCACCCAAAATTTTCTACTAGCCCCCATTCTTATTATGTCCATGGGGGAGTAGCCTACTTCCTATTGCAACCCCTCCACATCTTGCCAAGGTTGGGGTAGTCCCCCCATTCAATATAACTTGGCTAATTCCATAAAACACAATTAACAATGGAAAATTTAAGAGAGTTCACTATCCAAGGCGAAGACGTAGACTTTATCACTTGCACACCAACAGTTCGTGAGTACAAGCCTACAATGATTAATGACGCAGGCGAAGAAGTAATTAACACAGCATCACCTTTGTTTGGCAAGAAGTACAAAGTATTTTCTTACAATGGAAAAGGCTTTGCTGTTAACACAGAAGATGAGTTCTGCAAACTTTATGATGCAGACCAATTGTGGAAGGTTCGCTTTACAGAGAATGAAGCAGGACAATTGTCATTAGTAAAAGGTATTAGCATCACTCGTGCTAAGAACACTGCCAATACTTCAAGAGTACTCACAGCAATTGCTAATGCTCCATTAACTCTTGCTCCTGTCTCTGATGACTTAATGGCTGACATCACCAATAGTTCTATTGGATAGTCTACAATTATTTAAGAAAGCACTCTGTAATGGGGTGCTTTCTTTCATATATCAGGGTGGGTGTTAACAACACGTATGGGTGGGCATTAAAAAACCATCTAACACACTGATTATCAATTATTTATCTATGAGTAAAAGAGTTGATGTAGGTGTTATAGGGGCATATTAGGCATTTAGACAACAACATTAAATCACGCTATACAATAATCCATATATATAGCATTAAATAACAATTAACATGCATACATTAGTAATTATATTCAAAGAAGGAATGCCTATATTTCCTTATAGTATTAGATATGATGGAGATGTTATACACTATATGAC